CCGACCTGACAAGCCGATATGGCTTTATGGGCAACTTGAGATACAACCAACATTCCGGCCTCGGATATGGCTTCCCTGCAAATTCGACAGCAGTTTTTGACAAGAGATTCGTGCAGTCTGCAAAAACAACACCACCAGAAATTATGAACAGCGCTGGCATGATAAATATTCTGTCTACAGATGATGACGTGTTCGTTAGAAATCAGAAGTCAGAAAATTATTTTATAACAATTGAAAAAAGCATGTACAGGGCAATCACCGATGAGATGCTAGGCATGTTCGCAAGCATCGCTGATTTTGCTGATTTGATCGCAGAACCGGGAAGTTTATATCGCGATGAATATAAGTCAATGGGCAAGCTTCGCCAACTCTTCTTTGAAAGAGTCGGCAACACTCCTGACTTAGAAAGATACGTGGAGTACTATAAGTGGTTAGACTCTTCTCTGTCGACAATGATAGAGCAGTTGACACCAATTTCAGCCGATATGCCCGAAGAGGTCCGGACAATTATCGAAAGCCATATGTTGGAGAGAAATAAATATAGAGCTAAACTCCCCATGGTTAAAGAAGTTACGGCAACAGAGGGCATCATAAAGGGGCTTAGAGAGTCAACATATAGCTGGAGATATGGCCATGCTCCTGCCTCTAATTTAGAAAGCGATAATGCTCTGTGGTGGAAAGACCGCGCCGAGAAAACACACGATAAACTGAGAACTGGTGGTTCGGTTGCGAGCCCTGCGACACTAGACTCTGAAAGAGAGAAGATAAGAGATAGAATTATTTACGATAATAGTAATGATCCATCAACGTTTGCGAAAGCAGATCTCTCAACATATTCAGGATCAGCATACGCCGTCAGAAGATTCAGTCGTCCATATAAACTGAACGTAGAGATGTCAAAGAACATTTCAAGCGGAATAAATTATCACCCTGCTAAAAAGAGGGACTTGGTACATAGCGCGGTTTATCCACATGGTCCTGTATCTTCTATAGGGATCCCGCAAAATGTATTAATTGCATTTGCCGATAAGATGCAAAATTTTAAAGATATCGATGACGAGCCCATTCCAGAAGAGCTTATAAAGAGAAGATATCCAGTACAAGTTAGATCTGGTAGATTCTGGGAAACAGACACCTATGTTGATACGTCTGAGGGTGATTTAATTTTACCATTTAACGTTTATAGTTCTTCGGTAAATACTGGATATAATGTAAACGTTGTTAAAGGATTCGCATCCGGCGCCCTTATAACAAACATTCATTCAGACACATATGGTAACGATTCTGCTGCCCCCATGCAGGGCCCGTTTACCGAAAAGTACGTCGGAGGCCACCAGTCGCGACACGTTGATTTAAACAAGTATGACACCTCTCTCGTTACGCGTCAAGGCGATCATGGAATTTGGGAAGATGTTCCCGGCCCTCACGCCTCCACTAAGAACAATTTAGACGATTCTCACACAAGGCCAGAAGCTTGGAGACTGTTGCTGTACAAGATCAAGCAAAAGATCGGCGGTGAAGATTGTTACGAAGATGTGGGAGCGTTTGGTTTGGCCGGCCCAGATTATGGTGGCCCATATCCAGATGGCGATCGTCCACGTGCTACCATGTTCCGCGAACCAATGGCAAAGCGTCCGGTTAATATTAGAAACATTTTGCAAAAGACTGGATCAACAATAATTGGCAACTATACAGATAATCACAACATTGTACAGACGGCCGGAAGATCAATAAATAATTTCTATTTTAAAGAAAATGGCGGCGTCACATTACCAGACCTATACAACAGTTCAAGTAACTTAACCAAGACAACAAATGCACATTCATGGTGGTCCACAAGAGCCTTGGTGCAAAATAAGGTTGGAAATTCTTTCATTGCAGATCCGAAACTTACAGGTCAGGGCGTCGGAGAGGCGGCCGATCATGCTGTAAGATCTCCGGAATATAATACATCTTTGAGATTTACACAGCAAGGCGCCTCAAATGCAACAGTTTACACATTGGCCCCCCGAGGCGAGGATCTAGGATCTGATCAGGCGAGAAATCGAACAGTTATTTCATCCAGATTTTCTGCACCCGGTGGTCCGGAGGTTCTTTCCAGGGGCTTTTTAGATATCGCCGCGGAAGAGTATTCTCCATATAATTCAATTAATTATAGAAACTGGGCTGTTCGCGGTAGCGGTAGTGGCGAATACAGAACGATGAGAATGGAGAATCATTTAGCCAAAGGCGGCACATTCACTCGCGGCGGTGATCATCGAGATTCAGCGGCGGTGGGGGATAATGTTTCTATTAGGGCTATACGCGACGGTCTCCGATCATTGCTTACAAGACACTGTGGACAATTTGGTCATGACAATGTTTATGGATCCGTGGAAGCTAGCACATATGTTCAGGTGCCATCGTACCACAAGACCAACAGAAACGCGATGAAAAGACTGAAGTTAAATGTAGATGCAACTCTTGATGCTGGCGAAAATATCGCAGCGACTTCATCTGTTTATGATAATTATTGGGTACAGCATCCAATTCCTAGAAGTGACTTTCAATACTCTTGGATCACATCCTCTCTTAAACGCGACGGGTTCAGCCAACCATTGGTCGGCGGATACGCCCCGGCAGATGGTGAATTAAAAACTTATAATTCAGATGGAACAATAACATTTACAAATGCTATTGAATTTATTGCAGAATCTGAAGAGGCTAGTGTTAATGATATTTGGGGCAGTCCTCAAGGTGATACGCAAAATGATGCTGCAGCCGTTCGAACAGATTTTGTTGGAATTAATTCTAATATTATCGAACCCTTTACAAGTTCAACAAATACATTAGGTCATCCGCTTTCTGTTGAATTGAAAGGATATTTAAACATTGGAGATATTGATCAGGTCGGCCTTGTCAAGAATGTAATATATGATGGTGGATTTTTAGCAAAATATGCAAACGACGCTGATGAGGCCAATGTCTTAAACTCGTTAATATTACATCGTCAAGGACCATATGGTTGGCCGAGCTGGAAACAAATCCGAGGCGCCTCCCACCCAATTGCACGCTATCAAAGAAGAAATAATATTTTGACCGTTGTTGGCGACAAGCAAGTTAGATTAAAAGATCCTAGTGATGGCCGTTTTACAATCCACAAAGCAAAGGGTCCAATAGAGAGTTACAACGTCAGTCCTGTGATCTCCAAATTTGAGCCGTTGAAAATTTCAATGAATATTGCTGCAGCTACAGCCGGCTCTATGCAGAAAGGACAAACGGCACGAACCAAAACAATAACCATGCAAACAACGTATGGAAACAATCTGGCAGGATTCGAAGATACAGTTTTGAATGAGCGATATGGCTCTGCAGAAGACTCTGCGCAAGCTTATGATCAAATTAAGCAAATGTACTTAGATGGCGGAATACAAGATTTGACAAATCCAAGTAGAGGCTTTTCTTTCTTGCGCTATAGAGAGACAGTATATCCAGCTGCCACCAATATGTATCGCAATTATGTGCGCGAGCGGCCAAGTTATCAAAATACTTTTTGGCGGTCTAATAGGAGCGATAGAAATACTTTGGGTCTCAAAGTGCCAAACTCTATGGGACTAGCGGCAACTCAAAGCTGCTGGCCACTAGATGGCCCAGACACCTTGTTTGAGGCATCGACTATCGGCGCGCAAGTGTTTCCTACCATATCAGGTTCTGATAGTGTCTCTCCTGGCGAATTGCTAAATATTTATTGTCAGATTCATCATGACGATCACTCAACTGGTAGAAATGAAACTATAGTACCCGGTGCTTTGTATGCAAGATATCAAACACTGCCGATCGCAAAAGCCCTAAAAACACCCACAGGTAGAGGAATTCCAGGCCCCAGCACTGGCGACGATCTTCTCATGGATTCTGGATCATTTTTGGGAGACTTTCATGAAGACGAAATAAGAAGAATTCAAGTTCCAATTGGCATGGCAAAATGGCAGGCTGCAGAATTAGCGGGATACCTTTCAAGCAGTGTTAAATTTGAAGGAGGTTCTGGCGAAAGTTTGTCTAAAAAGGGAAGACCTTTTAAATCTAAAACAACAACGTTTGTTTCAGACCCCGGAGTACCATGGTACGAAAATTATTCTGAATACACTAGTGATTTGAGAGCGAAGTTTAAAGATTATTCGATTGTTCCTGAGTTTAGAATTAGCGAACACATGGATTTTTATATTGATACTGCACAAGGAGACTTTAGAAAAGATAACGAAGAACTGTTTTCCATTGAAGGTTCTCCAAATAGAAATAATGAATATCCACAAAATAGTTCTCAAAATGAGTTTTATAAAATTTATTCAAATTCTGATTTTATGAAATATTTTGACCTTGTTAAAGAGGACCACGAAAACGATGATTTTGCATCCCCAAGCACCTTATCTTTAACTTGCAAGGCGGCAATCAAGTTTGTGCCATATGATGGATTTTATCCCGCTCAAAGAACTCTTGATTTAGCTAGTCAATTTTCTTCGTCTTATTTTGGCAATCTTAATATTACTGGTGAGGAAGTTGCAATTGATAGTGTGGGTGCGCGCCCCATGATGCAAGCGTTTTTTGCCCCCGGGATTATGTACAACACGATTAAGTCTGGTCTAGCTGTTGATTATCCTATAATGACAGCACCTGACAGAATTTCAAGCTTTAAGATAAACGTAGGCGGGGTTAGCCCCTCAACAGCTTCTACTGATTACCATGCATATGGAATTACACGCGGCTCCGCATTTGGGGGCACCTTTAAAGCCACAGTTGCAGGAATTGATACAGAAAAAAGAGCATCAGAGTGGGATTACAGAATTCCATTTGAAGCAATGATCGAACCAGAAAAATATGTTAAAAACATATCGTTTTTCGATACGGAGCCACATCCAAGCGCATCACTTAATGTTACAGCCTCTTGGACTGGTTTGGGAGACCGCAGATATAAATTAATGGCTAACAACTTCTTTGCAGAAACTGCTGATTTCTTCTTGCCAGATGGTCAATTTACAAAAATTATATCAACACCAGAATCAAAACTTAATCTTTCGCTAACGGAAGGCGAGATTTACGGGGCAAGAATCAAGCTAAGAAGAAGTATGAATAAAGCTAGAACATGGAAAGACGAATATTTTATCGGTAGAACGGCTGGAACCTCATCTGCGTTGTTGGGTCTTCCCTATGAATTACCGCAAGATCCAATCAATCAATCCAATCTTAGAGAAACATTTACGATGTATTCTAGAACTACAGCATTTGGACCGCCAATACTTGGTCGACATTTTATTGCTGATAAAAGCCCTTCCTCTGCTGAAATGGCTGAAACCTCTGGAACTATGGATAGTCTTAATGGGTTTAACTGGTCATATACCCCGCCTTATTATCACGGCGAGGCTTGGGCAGACTTGGTTTTTAGAGCCGGCTCGACTAAAACTTATACAATTCAAGAAATTATCAATGGCACAACAGTGAAATACTGGCGCGCTGACCCTGGTGAAGTCAAGGGCCCATATGAGTGGGAAGACGCTGATGACGGCGGCACTGAGGGGGACGCATCTTATTATGAATACGAGACATCGTTTATTCCATATGGCGACAACAAGAACAATCTTTATTCCGGAAGAAATATTAATCAAAACGCTATGCAGTTATCTGCATCAATTAACCTATTCGGCACTCAGAAAATCTTGACCGCAGATAGGATCATAGGACAAGGCAGTTCGCCAACAGTTCAAGAAGTGCAGCAAACATTATCAGACGCATGGGTGCTGCAGCCCAAATTTGAGACTCCTATGGTTAACTTTAGCCACCTTGGGATCCGACCGATTGATGTCTCTGAGGGTACACTGACAACACCTTCAACAAAACTTTCCGGAACTGTTTCGATTGGAATGTGGCATCAGTTCGGAAACATTCCAGAAGTACAAGATAAGGGAGTGTTTTTAGAAATTGGCGATATTCCTAGTAATTGGCTGCAGTACCACCATAGTGCATCGATAGCAAATGGCCATTATGCTCCCGGCCTCTCTGCAGAAGACGCGTATTATATTAACAATAAGATGAAATCTTTGAGCGATTTGGTGGGCTTCTCTACAGAACCCGCAAGATTGGGAGAGATTGCTAATAAAAAAGTTGTAAAAGAAGCCATTGTTGCTGTTCCTTTTGTGCAAGAAGGGGGCGAAAGAAAATTCTTTGAAATCCCAAGAGATTATATTGATGGCGCTTTGGTTGGTAGCGCTATCGCCGGCACGTCTATCCAAGACATGGTTACAAAAATGCAAGATTATGTCTTTCCTCCAAATATGAATTTCTTGTTATACGATGACATTACACCATTTGCAATGTATATTTTTGAGTTTGAATACGAACTTGATCAAGATGATCTAAATTATATATGGCAGAATCTTGCGCCAAGATCTTATAAGAGATTTTATACTGCTGAATCAACAGTCTCCCACCAACTTTTCGCAAACGAGGCAATGGGATATGCAAATAATCTTGCAAATGTTTCAATGAAAGACAAGCTGCAGTGGATGGTTTTTAAAGTTAAACAAAGGGCAAAAACAAACTACTTTGATAAAATTGTTGCGTCTAATCCAGAACAAGAGGGAATAGTGAAGGCGACAGGAAGATCAAAAAATAGATCGAACCTAATTACGTTAGAGGCAGAACCCGATTACAGTTACAACTGGCCTTATGATTTCTTCTCTTTTGTCGAACTAGTCAAACTTGAAACAGAAGTTGAGATCTCATAGTGAAGGAGAGTTATGAAATTTTTTAATAAAAAAGAAGAAGTCATAGACTTTCAGCTAACTCAGTACGGAAAGCATTTGCTCTCTCAAGGCGAATTTACGCCGGTGTATTATGCCTTCTTTGATGACGGAATACTTTACGATTCTCAGCATGTAGATATCGAAGAAGAACAGAACAATATAATTCAAAGAATTAAAAACGAAACCCCAACCTTAAAGACCCAACATGTGTTCAGCGGGGCTGAAACGAGAATTAGAAAGGCCGATGTTGTACAGTTAAAAGAAGACAAGATTCAATCGCTATCTGGACAACTCGGCAATGGAAAAATCGGAACAGACAAGATACCAGCCTGGGATCTAAAGCTCTATCAGGGGGAAATACGAGAAGTTGGAAACGTTGAAATGATAAGGCTAACTGGCTCAAACGTTCCAACACAACAGATTCCACAAATAGATGTTAGATGCACTTACAACACATATGTTGTTAACGTTAGGGATATCGATGAAAGTGATCCTAGATTTGATCTGTCGGAAATATTCTCTGGCTATTCAGAAAAAAACTCAACTGTTCTTGAAGATGGAACTTTTATACAGTTGGATGAAGAAAACCTAATATTAGACATCTTTGAAAACAACACTGATTTTCAAAAAGGTAATTTTGATATCGAGATTTTCATGATTGAGGAATTGACAGATACTGGAATTGGCGATATAGAAAGAATTACGCCTTTAAAATTTAAAAAAGCTCCAGACAATGTTGTAAACGATATCCTGTTAGACGACTCGGAAATTCCAGACTACGAAGACGAGTTGGATCCAACATATGTAGAATATTATTTTGACATATATGCCGATACAGAAATTGATAGAGCCACGATTTGCAGATCAGTTTCTGAGCTTAAAGCAATTGGCCACCGAGTTGAGATTCCGTTTCATTGCGAAGATATTAGAGACAACACATTCCACAATATTTACAAGACAAATATTCTTGATGAGGACATAGAGACATGCCAGTAGGAACTATTGGCCTTGCTCCGGAGCCAGTAATTACGAGTGTTGCGGTTACAACCTCCGAAGCTTTAGGTGAGATTTATTCTTATGATTCGGCAGTGGTAGAAATTGAGATATCAGAATCAATAGGCGAAGAGTTTAAAACAACCAGCTGGTTCGGCGGAATCTCGCTCGCTGACTATCTTACTACTGAAGGCGCCTATGGCACGTTGTTCGAAGAGCTACAGGCCCAGTTTAATATTGCTAGTTTCTTAACTCTCCGGGTTGTTGCCGTTACAACCGAAGATGCCTACAATTACATAGAAAATAATAGCGTTCAATCCTCTTTCCATTCTAGCGGCGCTGGGTATGGAGATTTGGAGACTAGACTTGGATGGACAGTTGCAGACACAACATTGAACGATTATCTGAGCGAAGACGAACAAGATGCGATAACGCAATATTATTATTCTGCTTTATCGAATGGCACACCAGACACGTATCAAATTAAATTTGAAATAGAACTTGATCTTCCCGAAGACGACGAAAATGCTGGACAAACTGGTTTTTTGCAATTTTATGCATATGTTTTTTGGGATATGGATACAATCGCTCAAACTTATGGTATCGATATTGATGGTTTTGATTGGGGCGCCATGTCTGGTCCCTCATATTCAGTTAACTATATTCCATATGGAGACCTGAATAACGATTATTCGCTATATTCTGTTTGTTCGGAGCGTGATGATGTGTTGGCAGATTTTGATCCGAATGATCTTGCAAGCTCAATATCAAAAATTCAATATTCAGAATCAATTCTTGGCGACGAATGTGACGTAAACGAATTTAGTATAACTGTTTCTGGTTTATGGTATATGAATATAAGAACGCTTGTGATGAAGCATTCGCCTTTTGGTAGTGTGTTCTATCCGTCGACTTCTGAAGATGAAAGCTTTTTTCAAGATTTAATGAAAAGCTATATTATGTTTGATGAAGCGGTCTTACATCGTCGTGTAGGAGAAGAAGAGGACAACGAATGGGAGGTTGTTGGAGTATACGACTTTAACACCGGCATAACATCCGGATTGGTTGATGAAGACACTGAAAGCTCAGTGTTATCTTTCAACATTATTGAATCGCCGGCGGTGGAGACCGCGATTATGTACTTTGACGACCAAGAAGCTTTTGATTTAAGCACAGAGGCTGCAACGTTTCAAAACGAAGGCGGCGAAGCTTATATTACAGAAAATACCACACCCATTTATTATAAATTGCAAGTTGCAATTCATGATACGCTTGTCGATTATTTTCTTGATGTTTTGGACAACCTAGCCGATGCTAGAGAATGGATACAAGCTTATGAGCGATTGGCACTGTTGCCATGCAACTACAATAGCGTTAACGATCGTTTTAGTGATTTTTTCACAGGCTATAATAGTTATTTGTCAGAAGCATATGGCTCATTTACAGACTTTGAATCTCAACTTAGCACTGCCATAGCTGCGTTTGTTGTCGCGTCAAAATTGATGAAGTGCATAACGTATACAGAAGCGCCAAGTTTGGATGCGCTATATTTGTCAAAATTACATCCAGATTACGCTAGCCCATCATCGATAGCGCAAACACTTACTAGCTACACTGAATTAGAATACATATTATTAGATCTCCTTGGGTTTGAAAAGCCCGACGCCATTCAAGGCGCCATTGCCGGTAGCTATAGATATACTTATAGTGGCGATGCTTCTGCTACATACAAGGTGAGCATCTCATGGAACGATCCTTATATCGCACAAAGTTCCGCCGTCATTGCACGTTATTTTGATTGTCCCGAGGACAGAATTGATGATCCATCGGGTGGAACATCCGGTGGCGGTGGTATCGGCCACGGCGCCGGCGGCGCATTCGGGCGTATGGGCGGCTACGGAGAAACTGGCGGCGGCCAATGGGTTGTTAACCTCTACAACGTTTGGGACGTTATAGGTAGAGGCGGCGGCGGGCATGCCACGGGGTGGTCTGGCACCGGCGGTGGAGGTCGCGACATTGGAGATGAAGGTGAACCTATCGATGACGAAGATGACGCGCCTGAAGAAGAACCGGCAGTTTAAAACAGGAGAACACGATGAAAAAAGTAAAAGCTTCAAGAGTACAAAGAAATTTAAGAAAGTTTAGAAGTGGAAAAAGTAAAATTTCTCCAAGAAGGTTTATTGTTGGAGGGCCCAAAAACCCAATTAGACTAGACTTTAATGCAGAGGCTTTAAATGCTCGATCTGCAGATGCATCGCTTTTTAAAATTATGACGGCGAAAAGCAAATTCGATGAACATAATCATCCTGGCATAAACAGGGCACCTCCAAATATCGATATAGAATCGCCAATGAGAGCCGATCAACAAATCAGAAATACTATGGCAGTAACTTTGCTTTCAGACTTGGGCGTAACGTTCGTAGAAACCCCAACCAGCTTATTAGACAACATGAACAAAGATGAAGATGCTGGAATGATTTCGTCAGACAAATATTTAGGTGAGAATACACTATTTACTACTAACGATCTATTAAACATTTCCGCAAGAGATAAAAAAGCTTCTGTGACAACAGAAATAGAAAACACTGTTGATATTTCTGCCGTAACTACAAGCATTATCGATAGTATTTTTAATAAAGTATTTTATAGCTCTGACAGCGATATAGAGATTTTTGGGAAAGCGAGAAGATAATAAATGACACTAAAAAAAATAGAAACTGGCAAAGCGAGTGTGGGTGCAACAACCACCAAAACTTCAGGAGTTTCTGGTGTAAAAACGTTAGATACTACCGCGGCGACTTCCGCAATGGAAACACTTTACACCGCAACGCCCGAAGACGCAATTGCAGCAATTGAGCGCGCAACAGCCGGCTCCCTTCGATCCCCGCCGCCCGAGACCCGGGTTGGTTACGGGGGTATATTAGATCAAACAGGCATCGAGACCCTCATGCGCCGAGGCCGCCCGGCAGCAACTGGAACGACAACTGAGGTCGCCAGCGATATGACAGTGGAGCAAGAGACAACCGCCGCAGGAATTTTAGAGACAGGTGCTTTTAGTTCTTTGGCACAAAGAATTGGAGATGCTACGTTGCAAATACTGGCCGGCTTTAATAAAGATGAGTTTGGAATCGAAAACTACAATGATCCAAATTGGTTAACGTGGCCCCCGGAGCGATTCGGCCGTCCCGGTGTTGAGGTAGAGACTTCCACCGAGCAGATTGCTGCATGGATTGCTGATAAGGCGGAAGAAGGTACGATGGGATCTGTATCTGAAGTGCTTTGCAGATTAGTGCAGGAATCTGATAGCGGTGCATACGATATTGTAACATATGACAGCTATTTTATAATGGACTTGGAAACTACTCGTCCCGGGTTCTCCTCAGAGTTTTTGGATCCCAATGTTCGGGCCCGGGTATCAGATGCCGCGCCAGCTGCTGTCAACACTGGAGCCCACAATTTTTTCGGTGGAGGCTACTCCCGATTCGGCCGAACTGCCTCATTCTCTGGCAACATTTGGACCCATCCGCGGACCATCGCCGCCTCTGGCACCAACGCACTTGTGTTCAAGTTGTATATACCGATTCGGGCCGGCAGCTACAAGAATATGTCAATATTTATGCTTGCAAAAAACTCCTCGGATTACGGGAACAGTGGTGATGGTCTTGCTTTAAGGAATGCCGTGCTTGAATATATGACAAATACAGCAGAAGCCGACGAGTTTTGTGGATACGTGCAAAATTCAGGATTGTATCTAGATTATGAAGGAGTTCTATTATATGGGTGCGCTGACGATGTTAACGACGATGGAGTACCGGTCACAGCCACAGCTTTCGGAGACGCCATCAATCGCATCTTGGACGGTAGCGCTACGATTAACGGGGGTTCAGTGAGCACCGGAGCACTAAACGAAGAAATCGATGTTGGTTCGCTTTTGAGTCCCTATATGTCGGTAGTGTCTGCTACAGCAGATATTACTGACACAACCGGTTGCCCCGGCATGTATACTCAAATCCACATCGTAGATTTACCACTAGCATCAAGTTATTATACTAATCCTAAATTAGAAATGTATGTATTAAAGGTCAACATGTCCACAAACTATCTTTCTTTGGTTGACGAGGCCGGCCTCGGCCATTCAGATTCAGCGTATTACTACATTTCGCCCGATTATCATTTTATTGATCAAAATACATATACGTTTGTTGGCGGAACTTAATAGGGAGCAAAATGGGAATATTTAAAAAAAGCAAAATCGTTGACGATGCAATCTATGGAAGCGCACCAACAGATTCTTTTCGCTCCTTGGCTAAAGCTCATTGGCACAATCTTTTAGATCCAGATGGGATTGAGACAAATGAGTTAAAATTCGGCGGCAGTATTGCCAACGACACAAATGAGCAAATTATACGATCAATTGAGAATACTGAGGTTGAAATGGACACTGGCCCATTTTTTTATGAGTTTTCGGCGAGAGTCAGGGTTGTTGGTGACGAAAATTATATTGAGAATGATGATACGTGGTACAACTATATTGTTGACAATGTAGTGGCTTCGACCTCGTTTATGGATCACACATTTGATATCGACATTCCATTTAAAGAGGCAGAGCTTGAGTCGATCAATGTTTCCTCTCACACGGCATATGCAAAAATAGAAATGTTTTATAATTTTTTCCACCAACAGTACGAAAGGGTTATTCAAAATGAGATTTATTCTGAAAGATTGTTGCCGAATATGTATGCTTTTCTCTCGATAGCAACTCCTAGAGATATAATTGCCACAAATCGAGCATTTTTAGATTTAATAACCTTAAATGAATCATTGCCCGAAACATATGTGTATTCTCTCTTGTCTCAGGCCACCGATCGATACGAAGACATGGATAGCACATACGATGCTAGAGACAGTTATTTTCAGTCGTATGCCGCAGATAGCTCAATCCCATCCCAAGCTGCTGCTTTGGAATTGTTATCTGAAAGATTTACTCACATGTTTGTTCCATATGAGAAAGTTGGTATATTAAACAGAAATGAAGATTTTAAAGATTTTTTTCCAATGTATACTGAAATTGAGTTTCAGACAGATGTCAACACGTCTCTTGCGGATGCGATTCAGCAATCCGGAATTGGTTGCGTGTTTATGAGAGATATGTTTGAATCTTTGTTCGACATTGAAGATACAACCAGAATGAGCGTATCAGAGTCAACCTTTGTAAATGGCTATTCTTTTCCGACGCTAGCAACCGACGACGAGGGCAACTATTATTTTGAACAAGAGAGCAGTATCACATCAACCCCGCTCAGATATGTGAATCTTGAAAGTTGGATTTCTGACACTTATAACCAAAACATTGATCCTCTCGGCCCACAGGGGGTGTTTATCGGCGAGCCGACTCAAGAAGTTGCCGCGGCCATGAGTGATGAATTTCCATTTTATAGAGCTTTCATTTATGTATTGTTAACTGGATATATTAGAAACTTAATCGGGGGATCGTCGGGGGCAGGAATGAGGACATTCTCTGATATGATGTCTGGCACAAGCGCCTACTCTGAGACTCTAATGTACAGAGTTTCAAAATACGAAGGAGAGGTGGACCCCTCCGATCACGATACTCAGCCGATACAATCATTTTGGCTACCAAACTCTAGTGAAATTGAAATAATGAATTTTATCGACACCCAGGTAAAGTACGGCAAAGAATACACTTATACAATTTACGCATACCGGGCAGTGTTTGGCACAGAATATGAATATTCAAATATTGCAATAAGCAAGTTAATTAATCAAAGTCCACAAGTGTGCTTAGAATTAGTCGATGTGGCCACCGGAGAAATGATAGCTTCAGAATTTCCGGACTCGCCAAGACTATATCAAGCCCCCGAACTAGAGGGGATTGCTAACACATATCTTTCTAGAACTGGATTACGTTATTTTTCTGAATTTGATGTAACGTATAGGCCATCGGTACAAATCGTAGAAATTCCGATATATACAAAAACCGGTGTGTTGATAGACAACCCACCATTGACACCAGATGTTGATTTTATTCCATATTTTGGCGTGTCACAAAAGATAAGAATGTTTTTAAGTGGTAGAATCGGCACTGAAGAGGTGGATGAAATCTATTTTGATGAAGAGGAAAGGCTATTATTCAACGCTATTAGAGAAAAACAAGGCTTGTTGCCGATTGAACCAATCACCTTTAGGTCCGATGATTATCCTTATCAATACGAGATTTATAGAATGAGTTCCCCACCGCAAAGATATTCGGATTTCCGAGATTATTTGATCGCAAGAGTGGATACGGCATACTCTGTTTTAGATCGTACGAGATATGCATCGGCTGTTGAATTTGAAGACACGATATCTACGAATAAAAAATACTACTATACATTTAAGTGTGTCGATTTACATGCAAATATATCAAATCCAACATTAATTTATCAATTTGAAATGGTTGATGATGGCACTTCTGTTTACCCTGTTGTAGAGGAGTATGAGATTTTGGAGCCGGTAACGACAAGACTGTTCAAACCAGCGGATAGGTTTGTGCACATCGTTCCAAAGCTCCGTCACAGGCTGATCAATGAGGAAGAGTCTGGATTTGAGGGCGCCACAACAGCTATAGGGCTAGGTAGTAAAGTTAAAATAGGAGACGCCGACAATCCAGTTTGGGACAATAAATTCAAAATCAGATTAACATCCAGAAAAACGGGTAGAAAAATAGATTTAAATTTACAGTTTGATCTCAAGCATATTGTTACAACTTCAGAGACGAATTAATTTTTAGATACTATTTATTATGGAATAGTCATTTAATAATTCAACAACACTAATTAAATACGAGGAAAAAATATGGCTTTTTTGGATAATTCCGGGGATATTATCCTTGACGCAGTACTGACAGACACTGGAAGATTCAGACTTGCTAAAGGAAATGGAAACTTTAAGATTTCCAAGTTTGCCCTAGGTGACGACGAAATTGATTACACCCTATACAACAGCAGTCACGATAGTGGGTCTGCGTACTACGACTTGGAGATTTTACAGACTCCAGTTTTGGAGGCTTTTACAAATAACGGCTCCTCTATGAAATCGAAATTAATGACAATTTCACGAACAAATATTTTGTTCCTACCCGTTCTCAAGTTGAATGAGTCTGACGCTCTTAGTGAAAAAGTTGCAAGACATTCGATTGGAGGCTATTTGGTTGCGGTTGATGAAGACACCGAAGACGAGATTGGCACCACTGCTGGTGTAATGTATGGGGAGAATCTCGGAAACGGAACTTTGATCAGAATTGATCAGGGAATCGATAATGATTTTGAAACTAGCCCATCTTATCCGTTGTCTAGCGATTTGGTTGAAACTCAATATGAAATCAAGCTTGACAACCGATTTGGAACAATTGTAGACCCAGTATCTCTACGCGCCCTAACTCCATCCTTTATTGACGATGATAGTGTTGCAACATACTTTGTTACTTTGGCTTCCGGCACCGGTGGCGTGGTTAGTTCAAACACCGAAACAAGCAGGGCGGAAACAAAAGAAGTTATCCGTGGGCCCCGGGGAACAATATTAAAACTAATGATTCAATCGTCATTGGATTTAAATACGAGCACGTTTTTGTTTACTAAACTGGGCTCTACAGAGGCCGCGAACGATTCATCAACTGGTGCTATGAATTTGTCAATTGCAACAAGATATCTTGATACAATTATGCAAGTTCAAGGCGTTACAACCGGCTATAGAATTGACGTTCCGGTAAGATTTGTAAAGAAACAATAATAGGTTATAAAAATGGCATCAACTTTTAAGAATTTTGCAGCGAGTGACATCACTACAACAAGAACGCTTTTGCACGAGGCGGTACCGCTTACAGGTACAATCGTGTCTGGAACATATAATGATGAAAACATTAAAGATTATGCACATGGCATGTTCCAATCTGTTTATGACTATCCTTACCTAAGTTCTTCTGCAAACCATCTTTTTGATATCACGGTTGGATATTCTAGCCAATCTCCATTAAGCTCCAGCTCAGCAACACAAAACGCCAAAAAGATTAACATTTATAATCAGATGGCCCAGGTTTTGATGGGGCACGATGCCAGTGGCTCGATTAGAGAGTTCGATCAAGATGGCAATATTCTTGCCGGCGGCAACACAATCGATTCGGCGATGTTCTTTAACTTCTCGCGATTGCTTACAAAAGATGAAATTAAGAAAGGATCTTTCTCTATCTCCTTCCATACTGGAGGTACTTTTGATACCCACAATGACGGTTACGATCCGCTAGTTCTTTCAGACAGTGGTTCGACAAATAACTACAAAGTGAACTCTCCAGCCGGCGAGTATGGGCTGTTATACCCAGAAAATGCATTTGATGTTGCTAGCGATGTATCGCCTATGGGATTGGTATTTTATCAGGCTGGCGTTGCAGTTATTACTTCGTCCGTCTTTGGACCTTATGATTATAGTCCTGGCGAAGACGACGACCCAGGCCCAAGCTCAGCAAATTATTTTGTTACAAAGAATGGCGTTAGCATCGATGACGGCACGACTGATCATGATAACGAAGTATATTCAAGCATTGATAGGGTTTACGTTTCCAGCTCAATCTCTGGAGCATGCAACGGTATTAGAAACAGATTGAAGAATATATCGTTCAATAATACAACAGAGCTTCATTCCACAATTTACTTCTGTAGAATCAACCACAACGAGTTTAATTATAGCGCCAATCCCACGTATTTGACCGCTAGCAAGCTTCGCGTCAAGGAAGAGTCTACTGACTCCCCTGTGACGTATATTACGTCAGTGGGCTTATATTCCGGCAATAACGAATTACTAGCAATGGCTAAATTGTCAGAACCACTTAAGAAGACTCCAAACAACGAGATTACATTGCGCGTAAGGCTTGACTATTAAGGAGCACAGTTATGGCTCTTTATAAGTTTAGGTCATCCGATATATTCTACAATAGAATACAAGCACACCAGAAGTGCGAGTTTTTTATTAATGACGGCAACGTATATTACAATAGAAAATTTTCCCCTGGTCAGGTTTCCGGCTCTTTTACCGGAAGCATCCCCGCAGTAAACCCCGGGGATTTAAATGTTTTCGAATACAATGTTGATCGACCGAGCCTCTTTCGAGGAGTAACCCCCGCACAACAAGACCTTTCTGATGATGAGCTGTTGGATGGGGGAGTGCCAAATCCGCAGAACTGGCAAGCCGCAGAAAATGAGGCCGGCGCCAACCCGCCCGCCGGCGTCAATGAGGACTATGATGGCGACATATCGTCGGGATCCAGTCCGGCTGAGAACACCCTTAGAGTACCCTTCGGCCCAGGCACTGAAGAATCCATCAATTATCCATCCGGAACCATTCGACCATTTTTGATCAAAGGCGCTTATCCTGGCAACTTGTACAAGTTCAAAAATATGAGCGATATTGACTTGAGGGTCCGCGAATATGGCGATGTAATAACTGGCAGCTATCCGGTTACGGCCAGAATATCAAGAAAGTTTTTCGATGGAGTGGAGGAGTATAACGCGACAGCTTCAAAACCAGACGAAGAATATAGAAGACGTGAAATTAGGGCGCTCAAAAATACGATGAATAGCTATAGCACTCTAAGCAAGCATTATTGCTATATATACCCACCAGATTTGGAGTATAAACGTTACGACAATGATGACGGAGGCCAAGGGGACAACAATAACAGTTTTCCCTCAACAGTGGATTATGAAGTTTATGGCTGGGATAAGGAACAGCAAGCGATTAATTTAATAAGCATTCCTTCAATCTTTTACGGCTCATCAATCCAAAAAGGGTCAGTCAGTTTAAAATACTATATAACCGGTTCATTGATTGGAGAGTTGCGTGATGAAAATAAAAATGGAGAGTTAATCCAAGTCGGCCCAACGGGCAGTTTAAGCTCTGGATCTACAGCTGGTGTTGTTCTTTACAACGAAGGTTTCATATTACTAACAGGTAGTTGGGGACTGGGTGCAAGCTCTAATGGATCTATAACCCAAAAGAAAGTAAAGTTTGGAAGTACTGCAGTCGACAATTCTTGGCTATATTTTGGATATGGCGCAAATGATGGCAATTCTTTTTCGCCAGATGAACATGATGATGGTGCTAACACTACAGATCCAGTATCTGCAAGTTTTGACATTTCTTTTAACGGAACAACTTATGTTCCCACCATGACAATGTTCGCTCATGCCCCCAAGTCAAAATTAAATACATCGACAAATCCAACATTTGTAAAAGCAGGCCAAAATATTGAGCCGCTAATTCGTAAAATCAGGTATAACGAGAAGCAAAATCTAAAAATCAAAAACACGATATCCTCATCCTTCGCAGATCCTACTGGAAGTTTTGCAAAGCAAACGTTTATTACCAAGATCGGAGTTTACGATGAGAATAAGAATCTTATAGGTATTGCGTCTGTTGCGAATCCTGTTAAAAAATTAGAAGATTTAGCGTATACTTTTAAGATAAAGTTGGACGTATGAATGATTTTAGGATTAGATGTATCAACCAGTATAACTGGTGCAACGCTGCTGGATGACAGTGGCAATATTGTTTTTAACGAGGCGTGGGATACAAGAAAGTTTAAAGATTTTTTTGACAAAGCGGAATTTATAAAGGAGAGAATAAAACATGTTTATGGAAATTATGGCAATCACCACGGTAGCGTTGACAATATCAGCGTTAGGCATATATTTATCGAACAGTCGCTCCAATCTTTTAGAAGCGGCTTTTCTTCGGCAAAAACACTTTCTACATTATCGCGGTTCAATGGGGTCGTTTCCTGGGTATGTTTCAACTACTTCAGAATCAAGCCAGAATATGTCGCCGCCACCACAGCAAGAAAGTTGTGTGGTATTAAAGTTCCCCGAGGGAACAAAGCTAAAGATGTAGTTTTGCAGCATGTGATTGACACAGAGTCATCATTTGTTTTCGAAAAAACAAGACATGGGAATCCAAAACCGGACACATTTGATCGTGCAGATTCGTTAATTATAGCAAAAGCTGGCTATATATTATGCAAGGCAAAATAGTAACTATTTATATTAGGAGGTTATGATGAAACTTATAATGGAGAATTGGCGCAAGTTCGTCGCAGAGACCGAGCGAACTAAAAACTACGGTGACTTATATCTTTTTGAAAACGATTCAATTCAAAAAGTTTCTTTTTATGACAGATTCACCTCTCTCAGAGAAAGTGATGAAGATTTCGAGATTTTTCTTGAGCAATGGGAAAAATCTGTTGATTATATTTTCAATAATCTCTCAGAACAAGAAGAAAGTAACGATGCGATTTTAAGAGCAAGTACTCAGGCATATATGCTTCTTCAAAGAGGTGGAGCAGCAGTGGGCAAGGTAATGAATTTTGCCAAAAAATTAAAAGATAAAGGCGCTTTAGGTAAAGTAGGCGATGTAGTTTTAACAGGATTAATAGCAGCTGCAGGTGCTGTAACAATTAATTCGTTAATGCAACAGGGAGTGGACGCGTCTGAATTTCAACAGGCTGTAGCACAAGTCGCTGATGCAGCATCAGCGGTAGATCCAAACGTTGCACAAGCAGTAGAACAAGTAGCTCAAAATCCAGAAGCAGCGCTTGAAGTGATGCCACAGCTTGATCAAGCAGTGGAACAGTCCGCGCAACAGCTAAGTCAAGTTGACAATGAAGCTGTACAGCAAATGGCGCAAGAAGCAGAAAAAGTTTCACAACAAATTCCTGAAAAGGATGAATTTGCGTCGATGTTCGAAGACGCATTGCGTCAAGATAGAGTGCAATCAGACACAGGCGAGACTGGGATTACAAACATTGAACAATCAGAACAAATAGATTATTGGGATTACAGTGATGAAGATTTTCAACAAGAGGGCTGGCGCGACAAAGTAAATGATATATTTGATAAAATATTTGGGCGTGGTCACTCGAAAGGGAGAGGTTTCCCAATCGGCGACCCGGAGGCGTGGAGAGAAACTTTTGAAATTCTTGACAACACAAGAGGTGGAGAACATGGGGCATGGCTCCAGGGAGCCGAGGGTGATATGAGCCGATCAGAATTTAAAGAACTTATAAGTGCTTTAGATCAACAAGGGGTGGATAAGAAAGTTTTAAGAACACTTAATAGAGTATACCGTCAAGGTAAAATGCAGGCTTTCGTAGGTAAGCTAGAAGATACTATACTAAAACTTGCCGACTACGATGACGTTGCAGATATTAGAAACTGGAAAGCCCCAGCCCCCGAACAAATGCCATTTTAATTTGTTTGATAATTTGAAAATACCTGTGAAAACACTTGCCAATCATTTGCAAATGATATATACTGTAAGTGATGCAAGAAAAGCTCCAAATTTTAACTGATGTTCTCGGACGATTTAAAAAGTCAAACGATGAACACCTTTTTCGTTGTCCGTATTGCGAACATTCTAAGTACAAATTCTCCGTCAACATTGACAAGAATGTATACAAGTGTTGGATTTGTGATGCGAGAGGTCGTCATTTAAGGCGAGTCGTCCGACGTTTTGGAACATTCAAGCAGCGCCAAGCTTGGGATCAACTGACAGATGAAGTTGATTTAACTTCGTTTGATTCTATTTTTGATCCTGCAATTGAATTAGAGACCGAACAAACGGTTGATTTGCCAAGTGAATTTATATCATTGGCAAATAAAAATCTTCCGATTACGTCAAAGCCGGCCATGAAATATCTCAGAGACCGCGGCGTAACAAGGTCTGATATTCTTAAATGGAAAATTGGATATTGCTCATCGGGCCAATATGAAAATAGAATAATTGTACCATCATTTAGAGACGATGGATATGCAAACTACTTTGTCGCGAGAACATATTCAAAACATTGGAAGCGATATTTGAATCCACCGGCTAGCAATAATGTTGTATTCAACGAGCTTTATATTGATTGGAATAGTGATCTTTGTATTGTTGAGGGAGTTTTTGATGCTATTGTTGCCGGCAATGCTGTGCCCCTTTTGGGCTCTTCTTTGCGTGAAAATTCAAAACTTGTTCAGCAAATTGTAAAGCACGACACGCCAGTTTATCTTGCCCTAGATCCTGACGCAAAGGCCAAAGAGCAGAAGATTGCAAAGATGTTTATGCAATATGATATTGAGCTATACAAGGTTGATGTTTCTGGTTTTGATGATGTTGGCGAGATGACAAAAGAAGAATTTAAAAATTGTAAACGAAATGCTGCATTTATAAAAATGGATAACTATTTATTATACGAAGCGCTTAATGCCATATGAGGAAACATTATGAAAATTACAAAATCTAAACTACGTCAAATTATTATGGAGGAGCTTGAAGGAGAAGATCCAGCACCTGAGCCCGTTGCAGATGCGCCGGCAGCTGTCTCCCATAGTGCCCCCGAAACTTCAATGGCTGCGGGCATGCCAGCAGTTACCGCCGGCGATTTTGAAGGAATGGCCCATGCCGCAATTGCAGCAATTGTGCAATTGGCATCCGAAGCCGGCGTTGATTTGGATATTTCATCTGGCCAGCCTCCAGTTGAGCCAGAACCCCCCATGCAAGAGGGCGATATCTCATTGGACGAACTAAAGAAGCTAATTAAGTCTGAGCTTTTAGGGTAGTTCAAGATGGACAAGACATTACTTGAATTCATCAGAAAAGAAATAAGCACAGTTAAGAAAGCTAAAACATTTTTGTTGGAATCGCCTGGGCAACAAGGCGCCATGGCACAGCCTGGAATGGAAGATTTGGCGGATAGTATTCAGTCGATGGTGAAGGGTTTATCGCTTGAGGAGGTTTCTGAATTATTTTCTGTAGTTTTCAGCGGGCTTGAAGGTGGTGCTGAACAAATGAAGAGTTATGAAGAGCCAGATCAAAGTCCTGAGCCAGAGACTCTTTATGTCCCAGGCGCGGAAGGCAGACCTCAGATGGGTTTCCGCGAAGAGTTGATCAGAACAATAAAAGAAGTTTTAGAAGAGGGTTTGGACGATTACCACGATTTTATGGATCCAGTTTCGATGGTTACTGGAGATAGTGGCCCAGCTTCGATGGGTGATGAAGAGTTAAATGAACTAGAAGGAGCTAGAGAGTTTGCAGATGTGTTTCATGAAAAATATAATGATCATCAAGATCCTGCGCTTGGTTCCGCATCCGATGCAGCTTATGAAATGAGCTTATCTTTGGAGCAGTTTTTCTCTGGCACTAAGTCATAAATTCCTTGATAAGTTATCAATAGTATGTTATATTAAATAGGTACACTTATGTTTAGGGAGGACGTGTGCCTAAATTTGCTCACATTGCTGATACTCATATCAAGAACCTGAAGTATCATTACGAATATCGGATTGTTTTCGATCAACTTTACGAAAAACTAAAAGAAGAACAAGTTGATTACATCATTCATTGCGGAGATATTGCACACACAAAGACGCAAATCTCACCAGAGTTTGTAGAGTTATGTACTGACTTCTTTCGCAATCTCGGAGATATCGCTCCAACGCATATTGTACTTGGCAACCATGATGGCAATTTGCGTAATTCAAGCCGCCAGGACGCGCTTACACCAATTGCAGATGCACTGCAGCACCCCAACATTTTTCTTCATAAAAACTCTGGAGAAGTAAAACTTGATGATAATTACTGTTTGAACGTGTTGTCGGTTTTCGATGAAGAGAACTGGATCCAACCCAGTGACCCAAGTGCAATCAATATTGCTCTTTATCATGGATCCATTTCTGGGGTAAAGACTGATACCGGCTGGATAATGGAGAGTGGCGAGCATGATATCAGCATTTTTAATAATCATGATTTTGGTTTTCTTGGGGATATACACAAGACCAACCAAGCCCTAGATTCAGAAGGTCGAATCAGATACCCAGGCAGCACGATTCAACAGAATCACGGCGAGACAAATGACAAGGGATTGTTGCTTTGGGATATTAAAGATAAAGATAATTTTACTTGTGAACATGTTGCTTTTAAAAACCCAAAGCCGTTCATCACGATTGAGCTGACAACAAAGGGTCGAATCCCCAAGCGAAAAACAATCCCATCAGGCGCCCGCTTGCGACTTGTCAGTAATAACAATTTGCCGCTCGATGTTATGAAGAAGGCGGTCAACACTGCAAAGTATCGATTCAAACCAGAAAGCATATCTTTTCTTAATCGTGCCGCTGGACAAAGAGGCAATGTTGAAGAATTGACAACAAACTTGTTTCAGGAAGATCTTCGCGATCTTGTTGTGCAGCAAGAGTTTATCGAAGAGTATCTAAAAGACTATGAAGTAGAGAGCGACTTACTTGAAAGAGTAATCAGGCTCAATGAGAAGTATAATAAGATTGCCGAAGAGAATGAGGAAGTTTCAAGAAATATTAACTGGAAATTGAAAAGTTTTGAGTGGGATAACTTATTCAACTATGGGGAGGGAAACAAGATAGACTTTTCTAAGCTTAATGGTATAGTTGGAATATTTGGAAAGAATTATTCCGGAAAGAGCAGCGTAATCGATGGCATGCTTTATACGATGTTTAATTCCACATCTAAGAAGGAGAGGAAGAATCTAAACGTCATTAATCAAAATCAGGAATCTGCAACCGGAAAAGTCGAGATAGAAGTTGGAAACAAAACATATGTTATTGAGAGAAGTTCTGAAAAATATATTAAACGATTGAAAGGAGAAGAGACTTTAGAAGCCAAGACTGACCTTGAGTTCCACTCGGTTGATAAAGTTATGGATCAAAACATTAGCGAGAATGGTCTAACAAGAAACGATACAGATAAGAATATTCGGAAGAAGTTCGGAACGCTCGATGACTTTCTTTTGACAGCGATGTCCTCGCAACTTGACTCCCTATCTTTTGTCAAAGAAGGGTCAACAAAGCGTAAGGAAATTCTTGCAAAGTTTCTGGACCTAGAGATTTTTGAAAAGAAGTTCAAGCTCGCAAAAGAGGATACAGTCAATATCAAGGGCGCTCTACGTCGACTTGAGGGCAAAGAGTTTGATGAAGATATTTCTATAGCAAAAGAGCAGCTTGAAGAAAACGAAGAAGTTCTAAAGACACAGAAGCACAAGTGCGAAAGTATTCAAACTGAAATTGCACTATTGAACTCAGAATTGGCGACGATAACCAATAAAATTGAATCAATTCCAACAGAGATTATTGATGTCGTTAAAGTGCAAAATAATATTCGATCTAAAAAGAATCAAGTAATTTCCTTACTTTCTCAGAACGATGAATATAAGATTCAGCGAAAAGACAAAGAAACATTGTATCAGAAAATTTCTGAGTTTCTTGACGTGTTTGATGTTGAGAGCGTCAATAAGAAAAAGGAAACAATCGATCACTTGGTTGAAACAATTTCAGATCTAGAAGGCAATCTGTCTCTCAAGCAGGAGGAGCTTAATAGAAATCAAAAGAAGTGCCAACTCCTTGACGGAATTCCCTGCGGTAGCTCCTTTCCTTCTTGCAAGTTTATTAAGGATGCACACGTTGCAACAGCAATGCTTCCAGTCAACTTGGATGAGATATCTTCCCTGGAAGAGAAGACGACAATTTTTCAAGAAGAACTTGAGAACATGAATCCGCAGAAGATCAATGATCATTTGCGGAAATACGAACAGTTGCTGTCGAGAAAGACAGAAGTAACCAGCAATATTGCAGACTTGAATTTGAAAATTGAAAGAAACTCATCTGTTGTCGAGAGGACAAAAAATGACCTTGAAAAGCTACAAGAGACGCTAGCACAATATGAAGAAAACAAGGAAGCAATTGAAAATCTTGAAGAACTAACACGTCAGCAAGTCGTCTTGACAAAGACGATCAGACGCGAGACCACATCCTTCAAAAAGTGTGAAAATAAGATTATGCAACTTTACAAGGATAACGGATCTCTAGAACAAAAACTTGAGCACCTTATCGAGCAAAAAAACGAACTTCAAGATTTAAGAGAGGAGTATTCTGCCTATGATCTCTATATGCGCTGCATGCACTCAAACGGAATCGCTTATGATATTATCAAGAAGAAGCTTCCGGTAATCAATGAAGAGGTCGCAAAAGTTCTTGCAAACATCGTTGACTTCGAAGTTTTCTTTGACGATGATGGAAAGCGCTTAAACATTTTCATTAAGCATCCAAATCACGATGCCCGTCCGCTTGAAATGGGTTCGGGCGCCGAAAAAACAATTGCGGCCATGGCCATCCGGCTTGCATTGCTTTCTGTTTCGAATCTTCCAAAGGGCGATATTTTTATTCTGGATGAGCCTGGAACTGCTCTAGATCCAGAAAACCTTCAAGGCTTTGTTAGCATCTTGGACATTATTAAATCGTATTTCAATACAGTTTTGTTGATCTCGCATATGGATGCGCTCAAGGATATTGTTGACATGACCATTGATATTGAGAGAAAAAACGGGTATGCTTTTGTGAATCAATAAACTACTTATAGGCAGGAGAAATATTATGTCCAGCCACGAAGAATGTGCCGAATGTGCCCGGCAACCTAGTTTATTAGATAGAATTTTAGAAAGAGCGATATCCCGAAAGTTGTTGGTGTTCTTGACGGCCACCGGCTTGATGACCTATTCGACCCTCGATTCTGAAACATGGGGCTTAATTGCCGTTGTGTATATCGGTGGTCAATCAGTCGTTGATATGATGAAAGCATATCGTCACGGAGGTTAGAATGAAAATTACAAAAACACAACTTAAACAGATTATTAAAGAAGAACTCAAAGCTGTCAAAGAAGCGTTCACTGATTATGGTGACGACCCTCGCGCTGCTGAGTACCACGCTCAAGAATTAATTGATGCTATGTATCAAGAACAGGCTGGAAATGTTTGGCACTATATTCAAACTGCCCTTCAGATCTCGCCCGGCGAAGAACAGCGACTGTGGGATATCATCAGAGAAGATGCCCAGGACGATCCCGGGGTTGCTCTGCAGGAAGCTAGCTCAAAGAATAAGGAGGCTTTATAATGTTACAGCCAGTTTTAGAATTAATTGGAGGCTTGTTGGTCCAGGCTCATGGTTTGGTTGTCTTAGTTGCGGCATTTTGTTACGATATCCTTTATTACTTGCACGTAGAGGCACCTAGGTTAGAGGGTTTGTTGGTAGGGGTGTTGTTGGCTTGGCTGCTGCTTCGTAGAGAAAGGCATCCACTCCTACGCGTTTTGAGCGCACCACTTAAGCTGATTTTAGACATCCTAGATTTAGCTTGGGATCAATTATGCGAAGTAGTTTTGGATCTTTGGGGCACAGCCACAGGCTGGATCCATTCCGGCGTCTCTTGGTGCAGAGATCGCCTACGCGGCGGCTACGACAGGGTGATGGCCCTATTGGGCAGATTAAAAGAAAAGGTATCAGGAAAATGAAAATCACAAAAACACAACTTAAAAGAATTATTAAAGAAGAATTAAAAGAATACGCCACGGCTCAAGAGCCACCAATGGATAATCCTGGGCCGCCCCCGGGGCGTTTTGAGAAGCTTTTTGAAAAGGGCGCTCCCGGTGATGTTTTTGCCGAAGCAGTCGCCAGCCAACTGTGGCTAGATGAAGAAAGCGATTTTGAAGCCGTAGTGAGGGCCCTCAAAGATGGTCTGGAAAGGTGGAAAGAGTATAAATGAAGATCACCAAATTCCAACTTAAACAGATTATTAAAGAAGAGCTACACAAGCTTAAAGAAGGCGGATATGCAGGACACCAGCGGAAGTTTCCCCGCCCCTTTCCTAAGACTGCAAAGTGGTGGTCTCAAGCATTCAACACGGTTATTGAAGACGAGATTGGTTTTTCAGAACCTACCCCATACCAAAAAAAAGCTATCTTAGATGGCCTTCGAAGCGTTATGAACGACATGGATTTTCAAGAGCCTGCTGAGCCTCAAGAGCCCGAACTACCATGAAAATCACAAAATCACAACTTAGACAAATTGTTGAGGAAGAACTAAAAGAGGTTAGAGCTAGCATGATGGGTACCGATTGGGCCTCCTTTCCTCCTCGTGATTTTGAGAGCCATGGTGAAGGTTCGATGGCCGTCAATCAATTGCACCGCACAGAAGAACTTGCAAGAAAGCTACAAGACATGATTTCTAAGGACGACAATCTAGAAGAGTGGGTAGAGTCGAAAATCACAAAAGCTCAAGATTATTTGTCATCTGTACTAAATTACATGAGCGGCGAAAGAGGTCAGGTCGCCGAATTGCGCAACCAACTTAGCACCAATTCTGAACAAAAATGAGTTGGCGCCTTGTTAAATTGCAGTTATCAAAATTTTGGCTTTGGCTAAAAAAGAACTGGAAAGTAGCCAGTATTGTCGTGTTGTCTTTGACTGTTGCCTTTTTGTTGAAAAGAGACAGGAGAGTGGTTGCCGAATCCCTGAAGATTGCGCAAGAGAGCTATAAGAATCAGATCGACGCTCTGAACGAGAGTTACGCAAGAGAAGAGTTGCGCCGTGCAGAAGCTGCCGAAAACTATCAAAATACAGTCGAGAAAATAGAGAGGGACTATTTGAAAGACAAAAGAAAACTCTCAAATGAAGAAAAGAAGAGACTGAAAGAATTGATCGACTCTTCCCCAGAAGAGCTTGATTTATTAATCGAAGAGGAGTTTGGTTTTGAAAAAGTATGATGAAATAAAAGATTGGCTTGATTCAAGGGGTCTAACAACGGCAGATGTAATCAAGCTTTCTGCAACTTTTGTAATTTCTGTTGGAATCATCGGGATTATGTTGTATGGAGCGATAGCTGCATTAGTGCTATAAAATTATTAAGATTAGTGTTATAATTTGTTTTGAGGTGTAAATGAAGAACCTAGCAATACTAATTGGCTTATGCGTGTCAACGGCCGCATACGCTGATCCGCAATTTACGGATCTACAAGAAGGCGACCCTGCCCCTTTTGACGGGAAGCTGTTTAATTATGAGGCTGTTTCGCAATTAATTGTAAGCAGGGAATTAGCCGAAGAAGAGTGTGATATAGAAACACAATATCAATTAGACTTGCAAGCCGCACAACATCAGCTTGAGGTCGAGCGCTTTCAGATTCGTTACGATGGTTTGCAAGAAAGATACGATGCTATGAATTTGCTGAAGGATGATGAAGTCGCACGCCTTCAGGATCTGATAGGCGAACATCCCAATCGCCGTAGCGTCTGGATGTTTGCCGGCGGTGTTGTTGCGGGAATTGGAACATCTATCGCAATCATGTATGCGACTGCAGAACTAACGGATTAGGAGAGAGTATGACTTTTGCTGTACCGGTTGATGAAAAAACACCGCAAAGTGTTTTAAAAGAGCAGCTCGACATGGGCGCTAGATTAATGTTGACAATTCCCTTTGGATCAACTATTAACAATATGGAAGGATTTATATCTGTCATGGGCGCAAAGAATATACATGATCCAGTCATGACGTTCTGTGTTGGAAAGCCAACTGGAGGCTGTATTGTTTCTACAATTGTTTTTGATAATGCAAAAACGTATTCTACTTTTATTGAAAAGCTTCACAATGATCGATATATTAATTTTGAGTTGCTTGACGAAGACAAGATATTAAATTAAATGAAAAAAGATCCTGATAAAATTGCTAGAATAGAAAAGGCCATGGCAAAGAAATATGGCATAGAGTCTGTACAGAATCCAAAATCAAATTGGAACGAAGAGAAAGAAAGACAATATCTAGAGCAATTAAAAAAGTTCGATGAGAAACATCGGAAAGCATCATCAACTTCTGATAAAGTTGAAGTTAATGGTGTTTTTGTTTCAAAAAAACTACTTAATAGAGAGTCTATTGATTGGAATCGCACTTGTTCTGTTTGTAGTGAACACACAATTGAAAAACGAGATGATATTTATTTTTTAAAATTTGATTGTTGTTTAATGTGTTACATAAAATATATCGAAGACAGAGAAGAACGATGGCTATCAGGATGGAGACCAGATTTAGGAGAAAATAAAAAAGATGGCAACAACACTTGAAATTATTAGAGGTCTTGCACAAGCGGCTGCAAATGGTTATGACGGCAGTCATGTGGAGAGTATGAGCCATGATGGTGAGGCTAGAAAAATTGGACTGAAAAGGGAAGAAGGGAGCCCCATCAACGATTCTCGCGTTGTTGACGGTTTTAGTGTGAAGTTTCACGGAAACCAATTGTGCATCCATTACCAGTCAGATGTTCAGCTAAAAGAAGTCTACGGAAAGGATTTCGAATCAGAGATGGAGAGCATGATCGACAAAGTAAAAAACTTCCTGCAGAAAGAGTATAAAAAAATAACAGGCGAAAGCGTCTCTTTGAAAAAGGACCCAGACAGCGAAGTCCAAGTGTTGGTACAAAACACTTCAAGAGTTCGCACGTGGGTTCAGGCGTATTGTTATTACAATATTGGCGGTATCGATGGCGTAGATCAGATTGTTGAGGATAGCGAAGATCGTCTGGATGCTAATTTTAAAAGCTTTCTAGATCAGGGCGGCTTCGGCAAGCGCCCAAAGAATGATACTCGCAAGAAAGCGAAATGAAATGTCGTATCAATTATCGAAGAAACAGATAATAAAGGAAATTATTGCTTGCGGAAAAGATCCAGTTTACTTTCTTAATAATTATGCAAAAATTTCTCACCCGTTACATGGAAGTATTCCATTTAAGACTTACGATTTCCAAACGCAATTGTTAAAAGATTTTAACGATTATCGTTTTAATGTTATACTAAAAGCCCGACAGTTAGGTATCTCCACGATCACTGCGGGTTATGTTGTTTGGATGATGCTGTTTCATAAAGATAAGAACATTCTTGTTATGGCAACAAAATTCGGAACTGCTGCAAACTTGGTCAAAAAAGTTAAAGCAATTATGAAAAACCTACCAGATTGGTTGTCGATTGCAAGTATTGAAATCGATAACAGAACCTCTTTTGAATTAACAAATGGTTCACAAATTAAAGCCTCTTCAACATCAGCCGACGCTGGTCGTTCAGAGGCTTTGTCTTTGTTGGTGCTCGATGAGGCCGCGCATATTGATGGTCTAGATGATTTATGGACTGGTCTATATCCTACACTATCGACTGGTGGTCGCTGCATCGCTCTGTCAACTCCAAATGGTGTTGGTAACTGGTTCCACAAAGCATATACCGAAGCAGAACAGAGCGCAAATGACTTCTACCCAACGCGTCTTCCGTGGGATATCCATCCGGATCGCGACTTGGAGTGGTTTGAGAAAGAGACACGCAACATGTCCCGCAGACAAATTGCACAAGAGCTTGAGTGCAATTTCAACACCTCTGGAGACACTGTGATCCACCCAGACGACATTAAGAGAATTCTAGAATACACTAAAGAGCCTCGACATAAAACAGCGTTTGATAGAAATTTCTGGATTTGGGAAGAGTGTCAGCCAGACAGTACATATTTGATGGTAGCCGACGTTGCTCGCGGCGATGGTAAAGACTATTCTGTCTTTCACATTGTCAAGCTAGAGACAATGGAGGTGGTAGCAGAGTATCAGGGGAAATTAGCACCAGATGTTTTTGCGAACATGCTAAATCAAGTAGGTAGAGAGTATGGCGGTTGTATGCTAGTTGTTGAAAATAATAGCATAGGCCACACGGTTTTGACAAAGTTGTCTGAAATGGAATATCCAAATATATATCATTCAATCAAGGCGACACATGAATATATTGATCAATATCAGGCCGAAAGTATGAACAGTGCTGTCCCGGGTTTTACCAATTCGATGAAAACACGCCCCTTAATCGTTGCAAAACTTGAAGAATTCATAAGAAATAAACTAATTACCATATATTCAAACAGATTAGCAAACGAATTAAAGACTTTTATTTGGCATAATGGTCGTCCTCAAGCGATGCGCAGTTATAATGACGATTTGGTCATGGCGCTAGCGATTGCTTGTTGGATCCGCGACACAGCTCTTCAAGTCAATGAAAGAGAATTGGAATATAACAAGGCATTTTTAGGTTCAATGGTTTACACAGGCAAAACTTTCAACACAGCAATCCCCGGGATGCATAACTATGACAAGAGTAGTTCGTTAAAGCAAAAGGCCACCGAATCTCATAAACAGCAAAAAGAATTTATTTGGTTACTAAAAGGATAAAGCATGGCACGAAGAGATAAAAATCCAAGAAATCCAGAATCTCAGTTATTTAAAAGACTGACTAGATTATTTTCTGGCCCCATCGTAAACCACAGAACGGAGACGGGTCGGAGGATTCGTAGACAACATCTGGACAAATATGCGCAAAACTTCAGAAGCGCCAGCGGGCAACAGTTTAAGAAAAGCACCTACAACCCAATGGATACATTGGCTGCTAATGCTATTTCAAATCAAAGAAGGTCTGAGAGATATGTCGATTTCGACCAAATGGAATACACGCCTGAGATTGCATCGACATTGGACATTTATGCAGACGAGATGACAACCTCATCAGAATTGCAGCCAATGCTAAGAATTAAGTGTCCGAACGAAGAAATTAAAGCTGTTCTTGGCACACTGTACAAAAACATACTTAACACTGAAGCGAATCTTTTTGGTTGGTGTCGAACGATGTGCAAGTATGGAGATTTTATATTATACCTCGATATTGATGAGGACATGGGTATCAAGACTGTTATTCCAATTCCACCACATGAAGTCGAAAGGCTTGAAGGCGAGGATAAAACAAATCCAAACTACATCCAATACCAGTGGAATTCCGCCGGCCTGACATTTGAAAATTGGCAAATTGCACATTTTCGTATTTTAGGAAATGATAAGTATGCACCGTATGGCAGTTCCGTTCTTGAGCCTGCCCGTCGAATTTGGAGACAGCTTACACTGATGGAAGACGCTATGATGGCCTATCGTGTCGTTCGCTCTTCTGAACGTCGCGTGTTTTACATCGATGTTGGATCAATTGCCCCACAAGATGTAGAGCAATATATGCAAAAGGTTGTCACTCAAATGAAGCGCAACCAAGTTGTAGATCCAGATACAGGCCGAGTTGACTTGCGCTACAACCCACTCAGTATCGAGGAAGATTATTTTATCCCTCAACGAGCCGGCCAGTCTTCAAAGATAGAGAATCTTGGAGCCGGCGCCAACACTACAGCTATTGATGACGTGAAATATCTCCGAGACAAGTTGTTTGCTGCGCTTAAGGTGCCTCAGTCATATTTGTCCCGAGGCGAAGGCGCAGAAGAAGATAAGACAACGTTGGCACAGAAAGATGTTCGCTTCGCTAGAACCATTCAAAGATTGCAGAGAGTTGTAATTTCGGAATTGGAAAAGATTGGAATTATTCATCTTTATACTCTTGGGTTTAGAAATGATGACTTGTTGAGTTTCAAATTGTCCCTCAGTAATCCATCAAAGATCGCCGAACTTCAAGAGCTTGAGCATTGGAAAACAAAGTTTGATACAGCAGCTGCCGCAACCGAGGGCTTCTTTAGTCGTCGCTGGGTTGCAGAGCACGTGTTCAACCTATCAGAAGAAGAGTTCCTTCGCAATCAGCGTGAAATGTACTACGATAGAAAGGTGGACGCATCTCTTGAGGCTGCAGCTGCAGCACCCGCCGCCGGCGGTGGCGGTGACTTAGGTGGTGGCTTAGGCGGCGACTTGGGCGGTGATTTGGGCGGCGATTTAGGTGGAGATCTTGGGGATGAGGACCTTGGTGGCGAAGAGCCTGCCGAAGACGAAGGCATGCTCTTGGCTGAGCCAGATGCACCAGCAAATCGCGACTCCCCAAAGCCGGGCGAGGTTTATTCCCGCCGCGGCTGGAAAGGCAAAACACACGAGAAAGCCAGAAATTATCGAAAGGGCGGCTTTAAAAAGAATCAAATGCACGCGGCCAGCCCAGAGATTTCAGCAAGAACCGCCATTCCTGGCTTGAAAGATTTCCAAGGACTAGCAAGAATGAGCAATCTTTTTGAAGAGAAGCAGTCTAATTATATATTGAATGATAACAAAGAAGAAAAGAGATTGTTCAAAGTCAATTACGATATTAGGACACTTTTAGAAAACCTAGAGTCGAAAGATGTATTGGAGTCAGGTAAAAATGAAGAGACATAATAAAAAAAGAAATACAGCGTTTTTATATGAGACATTGGTCGTTGAGTTAACAAAGAGCATTGTTCAGAAAAATCAGAAAAGAAAAGAACAAATTTCAGAGATGCTAAAGACTCACTTTGACCAAGGAACCATGCTGAGAAAAGAGTTGGATCTTTTTAAGGCCTTGTTGGAGACGGATGGTCTCGACATGAAAACGTCAGAAAGATTATTAACAGAAGCAAAGCGACAATACACTTCTTTGAATAAAGAGAGGATATTTGAGGAACAAAGCGAACTAATCAAGAAGATTAATACCACTTTGTCAAAGGGCGTGTTTTCTAATTTTATGCCAAATTATAAAGACTTGGCCACTATTGGACAAATATTCAGCGATTCGACACCAATAAAGAGCAGAGTCTTGTTGGAAAACAAAGTCGTAGAAAAGCTCTCCAGCAAAGAGCCAACAAAAGAGCCTTCAATGCAGCCGATTGATAACATTGTATACAAGACCTTTGTTAACAAGTTTAATGAGCAATATAGTGGAAAGTTAACTGAACAACAGCAGGCGCTGTTGTCTTATTATATTTCTTCATTTGCTGACAATGGATTACAGCTCAAGATATTTTTGAACGAAGAGTTGACAAGGTTAAAAAATAGTTTGGCTGCCTCGCTCCACACCAGCGAGATTAGTGCGGATAACGATATGGTCAATAGCACAAACAAAGTTATCGCTAAATTGGAGGAGTATAAAAATGTTCCAATCGACAAAACGATGATCGAGAGCATTCTGAAGACTCAAGAACTTGTTAGGGAGATTGAAAGCTAATGCCCGTCAATGTTACAATTGGCACGAAAGAAGAGCCGAGAACAATAACTTTAGAATTAAATGCTAGGACGAGCATGGCTGGCGATATAATGATTTTCGACCACGCAGATATTGATATTGTTTTGGTCTTGAAAGAAGGCAAGGTTTTGACCTTTCCTAAAGATATAATGTCAGAAGTTGTGTACGGAGCACAAAATCGTCTGTTTACATACCTTCGATCAAAGGGCTTAATCAAATACGAGTCAATCCAAGGTGGAAGCATTTACGGATCTATGGAAGCCACTTTGCAAGAGGGTGAAAATTTTAATCCTGTTGACATGACACTGATTAATGTTTCGAAATGGATTGGTGATGAGCGTCCATATTTCGAATACATGGAATCTTATGAAGATATGGATGCGGAACGCATGCTCGATCCGGACAACATGTCCAGCACGGAGCTAGGCGAAGTTCCTCATGAAGAAAAGAAGGGATCCATTCGCCCGGGCTGGATGAGAGACCCGTATAGTTTGAATTACTTGTATACATCTGGATAGAGAGGTTATGATGGAATTATTGTGGTTTGTGTTGACCGCATATGGACTAACACAGATTGTTGTTTACGGGTCAATTTTTAATAAAATTAGACCGACCAAGCGCTGGCTTGGTGGTTTCGGAGAGCTATTTCATTGCCCAATGTGTATGGGCTTTTGGATTGGCGTTTTTTTGTGTGGCATAAATGGATTTACAGAACTATTTACATTTGATTATAGTATTGCAAATTTTTTAATTTGCGGATGGCTATCTTCGGGTACATCATACATTTTTAATGTATTGTTCTGCGATAACGGATTTCAAATAGGAGTACATAATGGACAACCATTGGACAAGTAAGTGGCGCCTGCAGCCCGTTCGTCGCTGCTGCAAGGGCTCTTAACTCAAGCGGGTAGCGCCCGCACTATAGGTAACAAACATGGCAAAGAAACTTTTACGAGAATATTATGAATTATGCGAAGGCGGCATCTGTCAAGATCTTTTAACTGAAGAGGAAAAAAGATATGTAGCCACCGGCGGGATGATTTTGTCTGGAAAACTTCAAGAGGCAGATTGCCAGAATGGAAATGGCCGTGTATACCCTCAAGCAATTCTAGAAAGAGAAATGAAGAATTATAAAAAGCTTGTAAAAGAGAGAAGGGCTCTTGGCGAACTAGATCACCCCGACGATTCAGTTATTAATTTAAAAAATGCATCTCATATGGTGACAGATGTTTGGTGGGACGGCCCTAATGTTATGGGCAAGGTTCAAGTTCTCAACACGCCATCGGGCAAGATTCTTAAGGAACTTGTGAACGATGGCGTAAAGTTGGGCATCTCTTCTAGGGGCCTAGGATCCGTTACTGAGAGTCAGGGAAAGACCATGGTCGAGGACGATTTTCAGTTAATTTGTTTTGATTTTGTTTCTGAGCCCTCGACGCCAAATGCTTTTATGATCAAAGAAGCAAAAGAAAATAGAGTATTTACTAAAGCAGACCGCATCAATAGGGCTTTAAATAGCATCTTGGACGATTAAAAATGAAGAGGTCTGATCTAAAAAAGATTCTTATGGAAGAGGCGCTTTCTATTTTAAGTGAGAAAATGTCTGAAGAGGATCGTTGCGAAAAGATAATGGCAATGACCATGCAACAAATCGCAGACAACATGCTGCAAGACGAGTGGAGAGAGTGTCGGAAAAATGTAGATCTCAGGCAGAGAATCAAAGACAAGATTGATGACTCTAAGCCTGAAGAGCCGGCTGCAACATCATCTCCCGAAGAAGGCCCAACTGGGACACCTCCAGAAAGCATCACAGACCGCCCAGATCCTAGATCCGCCGGCAAAGCAAAACCAACAGGAGTTGCCCCGGGCGAAAGACCAACAAAAGTCCAGCCTACCGAGAAGCCCGCAGATGCAGCCGCAGAAGAAGAGGACGAAGACGCTATTTATGGTCTAACCTCAAAAAAGAATCCAGAGTCTCTACTAAACATCTTAAGTAAAGCCGGCTTTGAAACAGGCGTGATTCGTAAAGTGATTGCTAAAATGAAGCAATTAGCCGATGACGATAACATTGTGCTCGAAGCAGTCTCTCTTAGAGGCCGCGGCAGCGAACAAGACAGAGTTATGAACTCTGAAAGTGTTGGAGAATTAATATCATTAGTTAGAAGCCTGGGTCTCGATGCAGACCAGAACAGAGCTATGATGAAAGCTCTTAACAATTGGGGCAACAGAAATACAGTTAGATTTGAAAAGCCGACATATGCTCCTGCTGCCCAACCCGCGCCAGAAAAACCTGCTGCGGGGCCAGAGAAACCTGCTGCGGGGCCAGAGAAAGAGGAGCCTCGCGCTGCAGGCGGGCTTACTGACGACCCCCCAGCCTACACGACTGCAGAAGATCCCGCACAAACTGCAGACGTGGATGTCGGTGAATTTGGTCTTAGTTCCGATCCTCCCTCAGAAGAAGGCCAGACTGATATCGCCTATTCCGGTTTAGGCTACGGAGATGCTTATGCGAAACGAAAGGAGGAAGAAGCCGTAGCAGCAGTTGGCGACATGGAAGAAAAAAGAAAGGCAGCGCTAGCTGCAGCTTTTGCTCGAAAAAAAGAAGCAACTGACAAATTCGAACGCGCACCTGAAGGCGACGAACTTCTATCGGCATCGAATGCCGTGATGGACGCAGAACGGAAATTTAAAAAGGCAAAAAAGGCTCTCGAAGCGGAGTCCTCCCCGGAAGCTGTTGAAAATTATCTGAAAGATGTGGAGGCTGACTTAGCTCGTATGAAAGACCTTCCCGCTGTTGAAGGGGATCCGTTTGATTTCACAGATTTCGATGAGAAAGAAGCCGCCGGTCTTGAGCCCGAAGGCGAAAAGGAGAAGCTTTCGAGAGAGGACTTGATAGCCCGGGCAATTAAAGATATTAAAAACATGGATGATATTCAAACGTTTCGATCTAGATATTTTGATCTCTTAAAAAAGACCGAATATTGGAAAGACGCGGGCTATAACGATTATGGAAAAGCAAAACATATTATTGACAAATCTATGGGAGACATTATAGCCAATGCAGATGAGATCGTACATGCTATTTCTAACCGATTGCAACTAGATGATGAGCACATTGAAGATATAAAGAAAATAACAAATTTTGGCGATAAAGAAAGAAGATTTGTACGACAATTAATAATGCTCTCAGCTGCAAAATTATGGGTCGAAGAGAAGTTTCCAAAAAACCCAGTGCTAGATGATAAAACATACAAGAGGTGGAGAGCTACAAAAGGCGGCCAAACTTTAGTTGATAGATTGACTGACCCGAAGGTTCTTGCATCATTTGGGGAGGAGGTCGCATCCTCTGGCGATCAGCCACTTGCGAGAACTGGCGCGGACGTGCGGCAGCTTGATGTTCAAGACTCGCTTCAAGAACAGAAGACATTTAATCGTTGGAAATTATTAGCAGGAATAAGGGAGTAAATCAATGAGTACCAATATTACAAAATCACAGCTTAAAAAACTATTAAAAGAAGAATTCAAGAGAAGATTGAAAGAGAGGGCCGACCCTGCAGGGGTGGATCCAAATCGATTCCCGACAAAATTAAGTCAAGTAAAGGCAGATCCTGAAGATGCTAGGCGCGATGCCACTGGCGGTACCGCTGACGGTGCACAGCCCGACGATGTTATTGGTGTTACTCCAAATTATACAGCACCGGTCGCCCAACTAAAGCCCTCTCAGTCGAGTATGAATATTGCAAAGGCCATGGCCCAGGCGCTATCAATGCTTGCTGGTAAAATGGATACTGGTGGAGATTTGGGAGCATTTATTAGTAACGATGGTCACATTATGGATGGCCACCATCGCTGGGTTGCGACTGCAATGGTGGATCCTTCAAAAGAGGTTGGCGGATATCTGGTGGACTTTCCTGGCACCCAGTTGATTGCAATTCTAAACGCTATCACGGTTGGTCGCCTAGGCAATCCCGATGGGAAAGCCGGAAAAGGAGGCTTTGAACAATTTCAGCCAGAACCAATCTTGAGGCAGTTGACGGAATACTACCAAAACGGTATCCCTGGAAAATTCCCTTGGTCACCAGAAGAGGTGCAGCAAACTGTGCACGAACACGGCGGTGGAGAAGGGGAGCAAGCTATTCGAGCACTAGCTGGTAGGTTTGCAAAAAATGTGACGGCTCTTAAATTTGAGGTTCCACCCGGCGCCCCCGCAAGACCTGACATGCCCGTTATTGATGGCGACAAGGCTATCAAGACAGCTGTCGGAGCCCTTGCTGGCGGCGAGGTAGATGTCAATGAACCGTATGCCGATCAGCAGGAAGTTGCAGAGGCAAAAACATATGATCGCTGGAAAGAACTTATTAAAGGCTAAAAAAATGAAAAGATCAGAATTAAAACAAATTTTAAAACCCTTAATTAAAGAATGCATCAAAGAAGCAATTCTTGAAGAGGGGCTGTTGTCAAATGTTGTTTCAGAAGTTGTTAAAGGCTTGGGAACAAACACGATTGTTGAGCAAAAAGCCCAACCGGCTCCAAGACTAGCGATTAATGAAGAACGCGAGCGGGAACAAATTAGGGCTCAAACCACCAACACAAGAAAGAAAATGCTTGATGCTATTGGTGCTGCTAGCACGATCAATGGCGTTAATATTTTTGAGGGCACTGAGCCACTTAGACGCGGCGGTTCAGCCGGTCCTGCCGGCCCCTCTTCACCGCTAGGCGATGTAGACCCTGGAGATCCAGGCATTAATATTGATGGCATCTTTTCTGTTGGCGGATCAAAGTGGAAGGCATTGATGGGTAAATAAAATGGCAAATAAAATAAATATTGCGGTCAAGGCCAGACCGAGAGAAAAGGCTGACAGATTAATAAGAAGATTTATCAAGAAAGTTAAAAAAGAAAAGATTGTTGAAAGGTTCCGCGAGAACAGGTATTACAATCCGCCATCCATAAAGAAGAGGCTAAAGAGAGAAAGGGCACAAAGACAGCGAGAGCGGGACTTGGCAAAGCTCAAAAAGAAGCAACAACGCAGATTAAAAAACAGACAAACACGAAATAAAAACTAATTATATAAGATTTAAGGAGAAAACATATGTCACGATGGTATAACGAAGGAAATAGCGCGTCCGAGAACGGCGCCGCGGGCCAGCGATTCAATCTTCGAAGCGGTGGAAGAAGTAGACACGTTGTTAATATTGCAGGGCCAGGAAGGACTGGAGATGCTGCATATACATTTACAGAAGCCACCAGCGCGCCATCGGCAGCAACAGATGGCTATAAGAATGATGGCTTGCAGAAAACTTTGCATATTTTAGCGATGAACAACAATACTGGTCAAAATTGCGCTCTTAAGATTTGGGCTTATCATTCGTTTGCTGGCCAGTGGGCTATATTGCAGGGGGTGGATCCAACGGATGGCACTCATCACGACATTGTTCTTACGATTGCTGATGATAGCGATGATTATTTTATTGTTCCCATCGAGGGAGTAGAAAGGATTGCAATTCAATGCACCAATTATAATAGTGGTGCCAATGATCCGGAGAACGTGACAGTCTATTTGGGTGTGAACAGTATTTGATATTTTTCAGTGGGAGCAAGTAAATGGCAGAATTTGGATGGTCATACATAAGTTGCGGAGATGTTCTTACCGGTTCTGGTGGGCCCCACGGAGCAGTTCAGTTCAAAACGCCCGGTGGTATTGATGGCTCAGCTGCATTTATTTATGACACCGGATCAAACAGGGTGGGAATTGGTCTCGATTGGCCAAACATGGATGGGAATACCCTTCCAGATGCCGCACTACACGTTGTCGGAGATGTGTCCGTAACAGGAACGATTTACGCCACAGAGTATCAAATCCTTAATGTGACAAGGGTAGAGGAAGAGGGCTCCACAAAGTTCGGTACAAATGCGGATGACGATCATGAATTCACCGGTAGTCTAAAAGTCAACGGCACACTTACCACAAATGGCACAGTCACTTTAGGCGATGCGTCAGATGACGTAATAACATCCACTGGAAAACTAACAGCTTCCGCTGGTATTTTGATACCTGATAGCGAGAACGCTACAGATCCGACCAACACGACCGTTGGACTTCACCTTGGTACCGGTGCCGATTTAAGCATTTATCATAACGGTACAAATTCCCATATTGCAAACGCCACCGGAGATTTAAAAATTCAATCTACCGTTAATTCGGCAGAGTGTATTTTAATTCGTGCGAATGGTGGAACATCAGAAACAATTAAGATATATTCTGATCAAGGCACAGCTGGCAATTCTATCACATTGGCGTCAGACGCTGGTGGGATTTTGTTTAATTTAGATGCCACCAGTGGCAAGAAGATACACGCAGATGTCGAAAGCACTGATGCGGATTCTATTCATTTAGACTCTGAGGGCGGGATTAAATTAGAGTCTGACGCGCATCCAGTTAATATTACTGGTGATCTTGTGGTCAGTGGAAGTAGTATTATATTGGGCAATGCCGATACAGATGTTATATCATTGACCGGCCAAGTGACGGCATCAGCCGGTATTTTAATTCCCGATGCCGATGCTGTAGATAAAACTTTGCAAATCGGAACTGGTGGTGATTTTTATATTGCTCACGATGGTACTGATACGGCCCTTACAAATGCCACGGGTAAGCTTAAAATTACATCAACCGTCAACGCTGCAGAGGCTATTCGAATTAGAGCAAACGGCGGTACAGACGAAACAATTAAGATATATTCTGATCAAGGCACAGGTACTGATTCAATTTCGCTGGTATCAGATGCGGGTGGTGTCACAGTAGAGGCTGACCTATACGTTACACAGAAGATAGTTCATGTCGGTGATACTGATACTTATATCGACTTTACAACTGACGACATAAATTTTCAAGTTGGCGGCGTCAATTTTCTAGATCTTACCGAGGATACTCAAAACGAAGTAACTTTTAATGAGGGTGGCGCTGACGTTGACTTTAGAGTCGAATCTGCAGATGAATCCCATATGCTTTTTATCGAGGGCTCTTCCAATAGGATGAGCATCGGTGACAACACAGGATCCCCCGGCGCTACATTAGAAGTTAAAAATCACGCTTCTGCCGGCGCTACTGGGGTGCCACTTGTGCAACTAAATAGCAACGACACCGACCAACAATGCCTCGATATTAATGCTTCTAATATTACCGCAAACGTAGTTAATGTAACAGCAAACGCTGTAACAACAGCAAGAGTGCTTGCTATTGGCGCAGACGGATTAACAACTGGTAATGCTTTTTATGTTGATGATAATTCAGCAGATACGGGAACAAGAAATACCGCAATCGTAATTCAGAATAATGCTGCAGCAATTGCCGCCACAGCGTTCACAGTACAATCAGATGGCGGTATTACAGGAATAAAACTAGACAAGAATTTCTCAGATACTACCGCAGCAACAGTAACCGGCCTGAATATAGATTTTGATAAGACTGGCGCCAGCACGTCAAACAACACCATGTACGGTCTCAATATTGACATGGACAACACGACAGCCACCAATGGTAACAACTATATGTATGGCTTACACGTCACCCCGACGCTTACGCACGCTGCTGACGCCGGCGGAGCCTTTGTATACGGCGCGCTCATTAATGCACAAGGTGGAACAAACGGCAGCAGCCTCATCACAGGCGCAAGAGTCGAAGCAGGTGGCGGCGATATCAACTATGGAATCCAGCTTGACGTTGAGGATGGTGGTGTCGATCTTAGAATTGAAAGTTCGGCCGATAGTGGCGATTATTTCCAGATTCAAACCACCACCCACGGTGCAACAACAATTACAACAGTTGATGATGACGCTGCTGCTGCTGATCTTACATTTACTATTGACGGTGATATTATTTTAGGTCCTGCCGGCGGCGATGTTCTTCCGGACGGCGACAATACTAGAAATCTAGGCTCAGCTGCGAAGCGTTGGGCCAATATATATACCGGCGACTTGCATCTTAAGAATGATCGCGGTGATTGGACAATTGTTGAGGAAGAAGACTTTTTGTGTGTAATTAATAATAAGACAGGTAAGAAATTTAAAATGAACCTGATTCCATTGGAGGATGATGAGTAATGGCTCTTATAGGTGAAATAACTGGTTCAGGTGGACTTACAGCGTCCGGAAGTGTTTTTATTAGTGGATCCCTACAACTTTCGCAAGAAACTGGTGATCCAACCATCCTTGAAAACATGGGTGGTGCCATTTATATTAAAGAAGACACAGATGGGGCAGACCAGTTTTATTTTAGAAATTCTGCCGGCACCGTTACACAATTAGGTTCTGCCGGGGCTGCAACCGATAATACTTGGACTGGAGTTAACACTTTTGATGGCGAGATAACTGCTTCAAGCGGACTTCTTTTTGCTGATGATAAGAAGCTCTATTTTGGAACAGATAAAGACTGGTCAATTGAATATGATGAAGACGGTGACGATGATTTAGTAATGACGGGCGATAAGTTGAGTATCGAAAGTTCGACTGCCGGCAGACCCAGAGTTACAATTAAAAATACAACCAACGATGCAAACAGCGCGACATTGCGTTTCGTTAAAGATAAAGGAGCCGCAGGTGCTGCTGATGACAATGTAGGGGTGATTGAGTTTTACGGAGATGACGCAAACCAAGATCAAGTATTGTTTGGGCGTATTAGAACGCGAGTTGCGGTGCACACAAATGGCCAAGAAGGCGGAAAGATGCATCTTTCAGTTGCCTCCCATGATGGAGAATTAAATCACGGTCTCGTCATCACAGACGGTAACGCCGAAGACGAAGTAGATGTAACAGTTGGTAATGGCTCTGCTTCTAGGACCACCATCGCCGGCGACATGACGATTACAACGATTGCAAATCCTGGTTCTGATGTGGACAAGTTCTTAGTTTCGAACAGTGGAGTCGTAGGGTTCAGGACTGGTGCAGAGGTCGCTTCAGACATTGGTGCTACGTCAACTACCGCAACCAACAACTTTACCGGCGATGTGACCGCCTCACAAGGCTTGACAATTCCTGATGATACTTTGTTGAGGTTCGGAAATGCTTCTGGTGGCGATGCCACTATTGAATATGACGAAGACGGAACAGACGAGCTTCGGTTCGCTGGCGCTGCAGTAACATTCGAACAAGCAACCTCCTTTGATGCAAATGTGACACTAGGAAATGCGGCATCAGATGTTACAACTGTAACCGGTCAGTTAACTGCATCTTCTGGCATAGCAATCACGGGCTCTATTCACATTGGTGCTAGCCTTACGAATGCTGGTGGCGATACTGACAAATTCTTATGCGTTGATCCAGACGGAGAATTGAGATTTCGAACCGGCGCAGAGGTTGCCTCCGATATTGATGCGGTGGCTGCTGATGCCAATATTACTTTCACCGGAAAATTGACAGCTTCAAATGGGCTTTTAATTAGCAATCTTGAGAATCCTGGCTCCGATGTTGATAAGTTCTTGGTTTCAAACAGCGGGTTAATTCAGTTTCGTACTGGAGCAGAAGTCGCTTCTGATATAGGTGCCACTTCAACTACCGCGACTAACAACTTTACCGGTGATATGACTGCTTCACAAGGATTGGCTATTCCGGATGATACCTTGCTCAGATTTGGTAACGCTTCTGGTGGTGATGCCACTATTGAATATGATGAAGATGGAACAGATGAGCTAAGATTTGCCGGCGCTGCAGTAACATTCGAACAAGCAGCCTCCTTTGATGCAAATGTGACACTAGGAAATGCGGCCACCGACGTTACAACTGTAACTGGCCAACTAACAGCTTCTAATGGTGTGGCCATCACGGGCTCTATTCATATTGGTGCTAGCCTTACAAACGCCGGCGCCGACACTGACAAGTTTCTTTGCGTTGATCCAGATGGTGAATTAAGATTCCGTACTGGCGCTGAAGTGGCTTCTGATATTGATGCAACTGCAACCACTGCAACCAATAATTTTACTGGAGATGTGACCGCTTCTCAGGGTTTGACTATTCCTGATGATACTTTATTAAGATTTGGCAATGCATCCGGCGGCGATGCCACTATCGAATACGATGAAAATGGCACTGATGAACTTCGGTTCGCTGGCGCTGCAGTAACCTTTGAGCAGGCCGTTTCTTTTGATGGAAATGTGACATTGGGGCTCTCTAATGCAGATGCGGTTACGGTTCCAGCACAACTTACTGCTTCAGAAGGTCTTCTCATCAAAGATGACAGGAAACTATATTTTGGCGATGGCCAGGATTGGTCAATAGAATACGATGAAGATGGCGATGACGACCTTAAGATGACTGGGACTACCCTCACAGTTGCAAGTGATACTGTTACTTTTACCTCAGAAGCATCAACCGATCCTTTGGTTATAATTAAGAATTACACTAATGACGAGAACGGAGCGCGCCTACGGTTTGTAAAAGATAAAGGCGCTGCCGGCGCAGCAAATGATGTTGCAGGTGTTATTGAATTCTATGCCGATGACGCCAGTCAAGATCAGGTCTTGTTTTCTGAAATTAAATCTCAGGTTGCGGTACACACAAATGGTCAAGAGGGTGGTAAGTTAAGCTTATCAGTTGCTTCTCACGATGGTGAAAGTCAGCCTGGACTTGTTATTACTGACGGTTCTGCAGAGGATGAAGTTGATGTAACAGTAGGCAACGGCTCTGCCTCTAGAACGACAATAAGCGGCGATATGACAATTACAACTATCGCAAATCCTGGCTCTGATGTTGATAAATTTTTAGTTTCAAACAGTGGCGTTGTGGGATTCAGAACCGGAGCAGAGGTTGCTTCAGATATCGGCGCTACGTCAACTACTGCAACCAATAACTTTACCGGAGATTTAACCGCTTCGCAAGGTCTGTCTATCCCTGACGACACTTTGTTGAGATTTGGTAATGCTTCTGGTGGTGATGCTACATTTGAGTACGACGAAGATGGCACAGACACGCTTTTGTATGCCGGCGCCTCTTTAAGAATTTCTGATGATGTAAAATTAGAGTTTGGCTCTGGAGGAGACGCTACAATTGAGTATGACGAAAACGGCACAGATGAGCTTCGTTTCGCAGGCGCAGCAGTAACGTTTGAGCAAGCCGCCTCTTTTGACGGCAATATGACACTGGGGCTTTCTAATGCTGATGTGGTTACCGTTCCGGCACAATTAACTGCCTCTGAGGGCATTCTTGTTAAAGATGATAGATTTTTATACTTTGGTGATGGCCAAGATGTTTCATTCGAATATGATGAAGACGGCAATGATACATTAATTATTTCTGGTAATCCGGTATTAATATCCAGTCAACTAACAGCTTCTGCTGGTATAGCTATCACCGGCTCTTTCCATATCGGCGCCAGCCTTGTGAACGCCGGCGGCGACACTGATAAGTTCCTATGTGTTGATCCGGATGGAGAAGTAAGATTCAGAACTGGAGCGGAAGTTGCCTCTGACATTGGCGCGCTAGCGGCGGATGCAAATATCACTTTTTCTGGCAAAGTGACGGCTTCGAATGGCTTGGTTGTAGCTACATCAGATGATGGATTGATGATGGCCGATGGCATACCAATCAATATTGGCGCTAGTGGTGATCTGACAATTTATCACGATGGTACAGATTCAACAATACTAAACAGCACTGGTGATCTTAAAATACGTTCAACAGTCAACTCAGCAGATGCGATCTTCATTGAGGTTGACGGCGGAACATCTGAAACAATTATGATCCACTCCGATCAAGGTACAGCAGCTGCAGCTGCAACAGAGACCGACGCATCTATTCAGCTACATTCGGATGTTGGCGGAATTGGCCTCCACTCCGGACTAAACGGAGACAACGCTATCAGGATCGAAGCCAATGGTGGCGCCAACGAGACTATTGTAATTCACGCAAATCAAGGTACTGGAGAGGATCACGCAAACTCTTCAATCCTATTGCTTTCTGATGTCGGGGGTATTGGACTTACGGCGACTGGCTTAACTGGTGTTATGACAGATGGCAATTCGGATGCAGCAGTTCAATTGACCGCTCTTGCTGGTGGTATTGGTTTGCGTACCACTTCAAATCTAGCCGGCGCAATTCAGATCGAGGCTGACGGCGGCACGTCTGAGACAATTATTATTAAATCAGATCAGGGTACTGGTAAATGGGTAAAGGGTACAAACAACTCGTCAATTCAAATATTGTCAGACGTTGGAGGTGTTAGTATTGACACTCCAGCCTTAAATCATGTGCACTCTTTTAGCACTGATGCGCTAACAAATGCTTTTGGCGCCGATGGCGACACATGCGGAACAATTATTAAATATTCCCCAGGGGCCGACGATACTTTAACTGTTGGACAGCTATACTTTTTCCACACTGATGGAACTTGGAATCAGTGTGACGCTGATGCGGTTGCAACCGGTGGGTCGCAATTACTAGGAATCGGCCTAGGAAATGCGCGCACAGTTGGCGTACTAATTAAAGGATTTGTCAGAATTCCAAGCACTGAAATCTTAAATGTTCCTGGCTCAAATGCTAGCCCTGGCTTGCCAGTTTATATGTCCACCACTGCTGGCCACCTTGACTTTACCGCTCCAAGCGGAAATGGTGATATTGTTCGAATCGTCGGATATGCAATTCAAGACGATACAGATGTTTTGATCTACTTTGATCCAGACCCAACTTATGTTGAGGTTAGTGCGTAGTGGCAGTTGGCAAGGTAAATGATGTAGCTGGCGCTAGCATTGGTAAAGTACAAGGTGTGGCCGCGGCCAGTATTGGTAAGTTAAGCGATGTTGCAGCATCGCTGGGCGAAGAGGAACAATATACTCGTCTTGCGATGGTTGTTGGAGAAAGCGCTGAGGTATATTGGACTACATCATCAACAATTAACTCTATGGAGGATTGGACGCTTCTCGATCTCGGCTCTGGTGGCTATGATTCTGTTAAGTGGGGCCATGACTCTGACGGCAACGAGGTTTGGATTATTGCTCGCGATAGTGCCTCAGATCCCATGTATATTGCGGTGTCTGATGGATCCACTAACTGGGTACCTTCGGCTAGTGCTAACTGGGTAAGCGTGCGTCCGGACGGCGGCAGACAGTTGGACGGCAAAGGTCACAGAGTATCTTACGGTAATACCGGCAGCGACGATCAGGCAACATGGATGCTTGCGTCGGTTGGCGAGAGCGAATACGCATACTATGTCTCAGGCAGCATTACGGATCCATCCAACTGGGAAGTTGTCTTCAGAGGCTTTGATGGATCCAGCCAAGAAGGCTCTTTCCGCCCTATGCTCTGGAACAGAGAGGAGGATGATGAAAAATCCACATTCCTTATTGGTGTCAACAATCCCGGAGAGTTGTGGGCCAGTGCTAACGGTACGGGCTCAGGAGACAACAATGATTGGATGGAAGTTGACGGTGGATTCTCAGGCAATTCCAAGAACAAAGGCGCCGCCGCCTATTCACAGGGCAAGTGGGTTGTCCTGGGCCAGCAGAGCGCCGAACATCATAGAATAGGAGAAGGCTTTCCCCCGACAACGTGGGCAGACTTAAATGAACCCGCTGCCAACAGGCAAATGCTATCAATTGCAACCGATATGACCGGCACAATGATAGCCGTTGGAAAGAATAGTTATGTTTGGAGAAGCTTTGATAATGGGGACAATTGGGAGGAGATCCGTGTGACAGGCTCAAATGCCGGCGTGTACAGAACATGGAGAGGTATTGCGTATGACAATAACATGCTTAATGAAGATGGTGGTGGCACTTGGTTGGTTGCAGGCTCTGGTGGTGATTTTATGGTAAGCACCGACAACGGTGAAAATTGGCACCCATTCTCAATCTCAGATTCCACAAATAGACAGTATAATGCGGTTGCCTTCAACTGCACGGGCGCATACCAGTAGCGTTCGAACATTTAATTGGATTTTTAAGATAGTACGCACTATTTATTTGTGACAAATTTTATTATCCTAGGAGATTTTTTATGTCTTCAATGTTAGAACAAGCAATCATTGATGCGACAGCTTTGAAAGAAGCCGCAATTAAAAACGCCGAGGCGGCTATTATTGAAAAATATGCCCCTGAAGTTAAGAAGGCAGTAGCCACACTATTAGAACAAGAAGAAGAACTTGATCTGGGCGCCGACCCTGCAGGTATGGGCCTTGATACCGGCCCGGTAGCTATGGAAACTTCCGTCGATCTACCGCCAGCTGCCGGTGACGGCGAAAGTGTCTGCCCCTGCCCAGAAGAGGGCGAAGCAGAGGAAATAGAGGTTGATATCGATCAATTGCGAAAAATGGCACTGCAAGAGCCTGAAGGCGGACTTGAAGATCTCGGAGCGCTAGCTGGCGAACCATTCCCAGGAGAAGACGAATTGGCATTGCAAGAGGAAGTTGATATTGATGAAGATTTCTTAACAGCTCTCTTAAGAGAAGCCAAGAAAAAGTCGAAACCCGATGGAGATGGTGACGGTGTTCCGCCATGGGCTGACAAGGACGACGATGATCCAGAGGTCCAAGAAGAAGAAATTGAAATCAATGAAGAAAACATTTCTGATATTATTGAAGAATTAGTTGTTGATATGGAGCCGCAAAAGACTGGCTGGCTTGGAACAGGCCTACCAGAACTTGAGCATGCCGCCGAAATGGAAATGGCCCGCCGCCAATCAACAGAACACGAAGAAGAAAAAGCTGAGTATGAAAAGTCTATCAAAGAACTTGAAGAGCAGAATACAGCTTTAAAAGAATACACTTTTAAATTAAAAGAAGCGCTTACTCGTTTGACAGGCAATCTCGATGAGTTGAATCTGTCAAATGCGCGTTTACTATATACGAACCGAACGTTAAGTAGCATCTCCTTGAATGAGAGACAAAAAAATAAAATTGTCCAAGCTATTTCAAATGCCGGTTCTGTCGAAGAGGCGAAAACAATATATGAGACCCTTCAGAGCACAGTGGGATCCACTCCGTCAAGGAGAACTCCACAATCACTGAGCGAAGCAGTATCACGTCCCTCGACCGGTCCAATATTAACCAATAGAAGGCCAACAAACCAAAATCAAGACAATTCTTTCACCAAAAGGATGAAAGAGTTGGCAGGCATTAAATAAGGAGATAAAATTAACATGTCTATTTTACAAAAATTAACCGAAGGCATCGTTCAACGTGATCTCAAGAAAGAAGGTTCCGCACTACTATCAAAGTGGGAGCGTACCGGTCTTCTTGAGGGAATGGGCGACGATCGCGCTAAGGGTGGCATGGCTCGCTTGCTTGAGAATCAGGCAAAAGAGCTACTTAGGGAGGCCACAACAATGGCAGCTGGTGACGTTGAAGGTTTCGCCGCAGTTGCATTCCCTATCGTCCGTCGTGTATTCGGTGGACTTATCGCTAACGATCTTGTTAGCGTTCAACCAATGAGCTTACCTTCTGGTCTGATCTTTTTCCTCGACTTCAAGCTCAATGATGGAAGTCGTCTAAGCACCTCCGGTTCTTCACAGTCCGTTTATGGTGGTGGCGCTGTCGCTAGCCAGATCACTGGTGGTGTTGACTTGTCCGGTGATGAGGCTGAAAACAGCTTCTACGGACTGAACCAGGGATATGCTTCCCCAACCGGTTCCGCACTTATGACCTTGACAGTTGTTGCTTCCGGTATTGTCGGTTCTAATACCGGTGACGATGTTGATAACAGCGTTACAGCTGCTTCCATTGGCGCTAGCACCGTCAACACTTCACTAAGCAAGCTTGTTCGCTATGACCCCGATCTTTCCGGATCTTCGGTCGTTGTTGCAACCGCCCCTGGTGACAGTGAGTTGGCACAGCTTAATCGCAACAACCTTATTTCTTTGGTTATTGCAGATGATACCGATAACAATGACGATTCTACTGGTACCGATGGTCTAAGCTCTAACAAGGGTAGACAAGTTCGTCGTTTGACAACCATGGTTGGTCGTACAGCCGCATCTGCTCAACGTTCGGTGCACAACTTGGACGTTGATTCTTCATCAGAAACATCTTACGTGCTTGTTTTCCAAGGTACAGCTTCTGTTGGTAGTGACGCTGAAGTTGCTAACCTTAAGACAGAGTTGGGTACCGGCGCTGGCGCAGAGTATTCATTCTCTTTCCCAATTGATGATAAATTCCAAGCTGGTGGGGCCATTGGTTCTGTCGTTGGTAGCACAACCTGGGGACTTGAAGGTGAAGAGAACATTCCTGAGATCGACTTGAAGGTCGATAGCATTGCAGTCACAGCGAAGACCAAGAAGCTCAAGGCCAAGTGGACTCCAGAGTTAGGACAAGATCTTAACGCTTACCACAACCTTGATGCCGAGGTCGAGCTTACCAGCATCCTCTCTGAGCAGATTGCTCTTGAGATCGATCGCGAAATCCTCAACGATCTAGTTCGTGGCGCTACTGCTGCTACTTACTACTGGGCAAGAATGCCTGGAATGTTTGTTGAGCGCGAGACGGGTGCAGAAATTGGTGCAGCTACTAAGGCTCCCGATTTCACCGGTACAGTCAGCGAGTGGTATGAGACTCTTGTTGAGACAATCAACGATGTGTCCGCTCAGATCCACCGTAAGACACTTCGCGGAGGCGCTAACTACATCGTTACTTCTCCCGAGGTTGCTAACATTCTCGAATTCACAGCTGGATTCCGCGCAAGCGTAACCGCTGATGCAGACAGAGGAACAGTTGGCGCTGTCAAGACTGGTGCTCTTAGCAAGAAATGGGATGTGTACGTCGATCCTTACTTCCCACGGAACGTTGTTCTCGTCGGACGTAAAGGTGGAAGCTTCCTTGAAAGCGGCTACGTGTACGCTCCATATGTGCCACTACAGGTGACACCCACTATCTTTGGACCAGAAGACTTCGTGCCCCGTAAGGGCGTGATGACTCGTTATGCCAAGAAGATGGTTCGTCCCGATATGTACGGTCTAGTTATCGTGCGTGGTATGCTTGGTGAGTCCGGACTAGAAAGCTAAAATCTAGTTTAGCAAAAATGTTTAAAGCTCTCGTCATTTGGCGGGAGCTTTATTCGTTTGCATACTATTTAAGACTGACAGACGTGTCGGAGATGCGTTTGTCGTGCTATAATTTTCAATTAAGGAGGGAAATAAATATGGCTATTCAACCAAATAAATTAAGGTTACAAAAACTATTAGAAGGCTTAAACAGGGAAATCGCCTTGAACGGTACAACGCTCAAGGGCCACCGCGCTAAAGTTTCAACAATTACAGCTGATCAGAGTATGACATTGGCGGATTCTGGCGGATTCTTTCTGCTTGATGCAGCCGATGAAACAGCGGCTGTTACCATCACTCTTCCAACATTGGTTAGTGAGTACATCGGTGTTACATATACTTTTGCCGTAAAAGATCCATCTGATTTGGGGTTTCTTATTACCACCGGCGATGTAACGGACACTACAGGTGATATGTACATTGGATATGCAATGCTTGGCGCTGATCAGGTCGGCAGCACTTCAAATGGTGCTGGTGGTCGCATGTTGGCTCCTGCTGCAAATGACTCTGTTATTCATCTTGATGGCAATCTTGCTAATTCTGGTGGCGAAGCCGGATCAACCGTTAAGTTAACGGCTGTTTCTGCAACGGAATGGTATGTTGAAGCACTCATCCTCACAGATGATGCCGATGCTACTGGTGCCGCACTCTTCCAGAATGGTTCGTAAACTTTAATTTGCTTTAAAATTTTATTTTGCCCCGCCTTCACATGAAGGTGGGGTTTTTTTTAATATGCAAAACTAATTATAGTTACAACATTGGAGAGCCCATGGCAAAAATAAAAGGCAAGATGATCAAGCCTTTTGGTCCCGTAATTGGTAAATTCTCAATCCCACAACACATTCTTGATGATTTGAACGATACATGTGATTTAATATCTGAAGATGAAAAAGTAAGTGAAGCTTTAGATCATTCAAAAAGACTAGTAGGAAAAGTCAGACAAGAATTGGCAATTCCAAACGAGGTTTTGACATTACATGTTGGATATTTCAACAATGTAGTTACCACGTATCTAAAAGAATTGAACAAGCAGCCCGCCGTAATTGAAAATGCACACAGTAATGGATTAAATATTTTAAAACCCGGAGCGAAGATTGATACTCATATTAAATCGGCTTGGTTTGTTAGGTCTTTCGCCGGCGATTACAATCCTGTTCACATGCACCCGGATGCTGTAATATCATGCGCAGGATTTTTAAAAGTTCCAGACTGGGAAGAGGAGCAAGAGCTAGACAAAAAAGATCATTATGGACTAACACATGGCTGCTTGTCGTTTTTGTTTGGCGACCTTTCAGCATTATCTTCAGCAACTTATGTTGTCCGTCCCAAAGTGGGAGATCTATATTTATTTCCAGGCTGGTTGCAACATACGGTATATCCATTTCGGTCTAAAGGTGAGAGGAGATCGTTTTCTCTGAATATCATTCCTCAAATTAGTAATAATAGCGTGGGTTGATACTAATTACCAATAGCGGAGGATCGTATGCATGGCAGTACCAACTTTAACACCAGCAAGTCAAATGAGCAAAGTTATTTTGCCAGTAACTGGAAATCCAGAGGATGTTTCCGGTTCGCTGGCTTTTGGCGTTTATTCTGGCGTAGAAGAATTTCTATCAGGCGCCGCAGCACAGGTAGAATATACATATAGAAAATTAGGTGGCGAGATACTGGATATTGAATTATCTGCATCAAACGTATACGCGTCATACGAAGAGGCTTGTTTAGAATATTCGTATATAGTTAATATACATCAGTCAAAAAACATTATGGGCGATGCTTTGGGTTCACAGACTGGCTCATTTGACCATCTCGGAAACCTTGATGAAGGCCCCGAAAACGTTAATTTAAAATATCCAAGATTTTCATTCTCATACGCAAAACGTGTTGCTAGCGCCCTATCAGAAGAAGCCGGCGTAGGCGGAAATACAACGTTTTATTCTGCTTCATTTGCGAGAGTTGCAAAGCAACAGGACTATGATTTGCAAAGATTGATTTATACAGCATCTGTTGACAATTCTGATCCGGCAACGGACAGCGGTGTGGCTTTTGCTGGGCTTATTGACGGCGATACTGGAAATAAAAAGGTCAATATCTCAAAAGTTTACTACAAGACGCCTCAAGCAATGTGGAGGTTTTATGGATACTATGGTGGAATTGGTGTTGTCGGCAACATGAACACATATGGGCAATATTCGGATGATTCTACCTTTGAAGTAATTCCCGCTTGGCAAAATAAGATGCAAGCCATGGCCTATGAGGACAGTATTTATACAAGAGTGTCACACTATTCATATGAGCTAAGAAACAACAGGCTGAGACTATATCCAGTCCCAGATGAATGGTCTCCAGAATATTTTTGGGTGGAATTTACGATTCCAACCGATATCTGGGACGAATCTGATGACATTGATTATGGTATTTCCGGCGTCAACAACATGAACAGTTTGCCATTTGACAACATTCCATACAATAATATAAATTCTATAGGAAAGCAGTGGATTCGAAGATTTGCTTTGGCGCTAGCTAAAGAAACTCTCGGACAAGTAAGAAGTAAATTTGGTGCAATACCAATACCGGGAGAGTCTGTCACGTTGAACGGCGAAGCTTTGATTACTCAAGGCAAAGAAGAGCAAGAAAAGTTGCGAACAGAGCTTAAAGAAGTTCTTGTCGAGTTGGAATACGATGAGCTTCTTAAATCTGATGTGGAGTTGGTGGAAGCTGCATCCAAGATTTTCCAAGCAACACCGTTGCCGATATTTGTGGGGTAAATAAATGTCAGATGATAACGAATGGAAGCAACCAGCCGCCCCTCCTCCACCACTTTTTCTTGGCGAAAAAGAAAGAGACCTTGTTAAACAGGTAAATGATGAGTTAATTGAACGAGTTATTGGCCAACAAATTGTCTACTATCCTATTGACATAGGCAGGACGAATTTTAATGACTTATACGGAGAAGCGATTGAAAAAACATTTTTGCCCCCTGTTCGCGTGTATGCCTTGGTTGAGTTTGAGGGTATACAGACAAAGTATTCTTCAAACATTGGTTTAGATAAGGATATTTCGTTGATTGTTCATTTCCATAAGAGGCGCCTGACAGAAGACCAAGACTTATTTGTGCGCGAAGGCGATTTTGTTGTTTACGGTGATGTTTTCTATGAAATTGTTACGCTAGGGGAACCAAAACAATTGTTTGGACAAATCGACCATAGAATTGAGATTTCAGCAAAATGCATAAGAGCAAGAGAGGGCTTATTCGATGCCAGTTAGAAACGACGAGAATGAAGCAAATCTAAAAGAAATTACTTTTATGCCTTCGACTTTAGAAACGATCGATCGAGCATTTTTTGAGTTCATTGACGATAAATTAAATATCTTTACTTCAACAAATAAGGGGTGGAATAAAACACCGGTGCTGTGGGTGTCTGCAGAGCGCGCTTTTCAAATAAAAAAGAATAAACAGTTAAGGGATAACAATGGCGTTTTAAAGTTGCCCATTATTACAATCGAAAAAACATCAATAACAAAAGATTCGACAATGCATGGTCGCCTAACAGCGCATATTCCCGATATTGACGATCCTCGCGGCGGAACAATTGTTATAGCAAGAAGAATTCAACAAGAAAAGACATCAAATTTCGCAGCAGCAGATTCTGCGCGTATGCGAGGTGCAAAAAACGCTGAAAGAGTTGGAAATAATCAAAATTATTATCCGAGAAAAAACAAGAAAATTGTTTATGAGAATATATCCATTCCTTTGCCTGTGTATGTAAATGTTAATTATTCTGTAACACTTAGAGCAGAATATCAACAGCAAATAAACGAGATGCTTACACCATTTTTGACGAGAACGGGACAAATAAATAACTTTTTCATTAACCACGACGGGCACAAGTTTGAGGGCTTCCTGCCAAAAGATTTTGCAGCCAATAATAACGTCCAAGACCTTGGTGAAGATGAAAGAATGTTTGAAACAAAAATTGATATTCGTGTCCTGGGCCATCTTATCGGTGGTGGCACCAATCAAGAGAAGCCGAAAGTGGTGATTCGTGAGAATGCGGTGCAAATCAGATTTCCAAAAGAGCGCGTCATAGTGGGCGACGAACACCCAGATTCTTCTGATAATGTGAAGGTCGGAAGAAAAGACCGTTTTTATAAAGAGTTATAATTCTATTTTTGGTGTTTGCACAAGAAAGCAACTATTTACTATACGAAAAGGCAATAAATAAATGGCCGGAATTTAAGGAGAAGCCTGAATATGTCAGCAAAAAAGTTTAAGTTTGTATCGCCCGGGATTTTTATCGATGAAATTGATAATAGTTTTATTCCCCGAGGCCCCCAGGCAAGGGGTCCGGTGATCATCGGTAGAACCGAACGCGGCCCTGCAATGCGCCCAGTTACAGTGAGTTCGTTTTCGGAATTCATCGAAATTTTTGGAAACCCAATCCCCGGAGGTCGCGCAGGTGATGTTTGGCGTGATGGAAACTACGTCGGACCTACATATGCTGCATATGCCGCCCAAGCTTACTTGAGAGCCGGCGTTGGTCCCGTTACGATGATTCGACTTCTTGGTCATGATCACGATAGCGAAACAACCAGCGAAGGCGATGGCGCAGCCGGCTGGAAACTTGGTTCTGGCCCAACAAACGTTAGATCAACCAACAATGGTGCTTATGGTCTGTTCCTCTGGAACTCAGGCTCTTTCCAGACTATGGATGCGATTGCGGCTGCTAAAAATGCAAGTGGTAATACGATTGCCGATGACGATTACGAGCCCAAGCGCGCTCCGGTTTCTGGAACTCTTGCCGCAGTTTGGTATCTAACCGAAGGCAATATTGAGCTTTCTGGTGTTGCCGGCACCAGTGACCTTGCGGTCACCGGTACGGCTTTCTTGACGCCCTCAATTGGCGCTAGCCACGAATTTAGAGCGCTAGTCAAAGATTCAAATGGCGATATTATCAAGCAGACAACATTCAACTTTGATGATACTTCTGACAAGTATATTCGCGATGTGTTCAACACTAATCCACAATTGACCAATACACAGTTTACTCAAACCTCACAGGTCGAGAAGTATTGGCTAGGTCAATCATACGACAACTTTGTTAGATCTCACGTTTCCGGAACAGCATCCGGCAAATCAATGGCTGCTATTCTTGCAATCGAGAGCGGATCCACAGGTTGGCACGATATGAAGGGTTCTATGCAAAATGCAGAAACCGGATACTTCATCTCTCAGGATTTGAGCAGCGAGTATGCCAGCTTCAATGCTGCCGAGATGCAAAAGCTATTCAAGTTCGTTGGGCTTGACCATGGTGCCTGGATTCAAAACAATCTTAAGATTTCTATTCAAGATATTAAGAAGTCCACTAGACCAGATTCTGATCTTTACGGAACCTTCTCGGTTGTTGTAAGAAGAATTGAAGATACTGACAACGCTCCAAGAATTGTTGAAAGATTCTCAAGTTGTACTCTAGACCCCAGTTCTCCTGATTATATTGCAAGAAAGATTGGTGATCAATATTACCAGTGGTCCGATACAGAGCGCCGTCTTAGAATTTATGGACAGTACCCAAATCGCTCCAACTTCATTCGCGTTGTGATGAACGAAGACGTTGATGCTGGATCTACAGATCCAAGATATCTTCCATTCGGTGTACACGGACCTGTTAGATTCTCTGGCTGGACTTATATTTCCGGAGCCGCAGAGACAGTGATGTTGACTTCTGATCACGCTGACGGAACAGCACATCCTCTTGATTTTATTGGATTGCGATTCGCTAAAGGACATCCGGACATTCCTGCTTCTTATCATTTAATGGCAGATAATAGCAGCGACGACGGCGGCGGGCATGGAGCCACAGTACCATTCTTGTTCACAGGACCACAGGCCGCCGGTCAATTCGGCTCCGAAGATCCTACAGAAACAACATGGACGGGTTCTGTCGAGTATCCAAGAGTCCCACTAAGACTCTCTGCATCCGATGGCGCTATGTCCGATCCAACCAATGCCTACTTTGGCTTCCAAACAACAAGAGAAGCGTCAAGCACAAGATACGATAGAAGCATTCCTGACGTATTGCGTCCAATGCCGATGGGTATTAGCTCATTCGTGCCAGTCAGTAGCGATATTGATTCATCGACTGAATATTCGTACATCTTTACTCTAGACGATATCATTACCGATACGGACAAAACTCAAGTAGCTGTTTGGGTGTCCGGATCAAGAGTGGCAGGTAACTCTGCAACTACTGGTGGATATGCAAGAATCTTGACGCATGGATATGACAGATTTACATCACCATTCTTCGGTGGCTTCGATGGCCTCGACATTACAGAGATGGAGCCATTTAGAAATACACGTCTAGACGATGGTGCCGCTAATAACGAGTTGGATAACTATGCTTTTAACACTGTTAAGCGCGCTATTGATTCTTGTGCAGATCCAGAGTTTGTTGAGTACAACTTAATGGTTGCCCCTGGAATCACAAACGAGAAACTAACACAACACATGACTAATGTTTGTGAGGATCGCGGCGATGCATTGGCAATTATTGATCCAAAGGGTGGATATGTCGCGGTAGCCGAAAATACAGACGGCGAAGTCAGTCGTAGGGGTAGTGTTACCGATGTTGTTAACAACATGAGGGACAGAGGACTCAATAGCAGTTACGCATGTGCATACTATCCTTGGGTAAGAATTCAAGACACCATCAACGCACAGACTCTTTGGATGCCTCCCTCCGTGGTTGCGCTCGGTACATTCGCCAGTTCACAGCGTAAGTCAGAGCTTTGGTTCGCCCCCGCAGGCTTTAACCGCGGCGGCTTGACAGAAGGCTCGGCAGGACTACCAGTTGTTGGCGTAAGAGAGCGTCTTACATCTTCCGACCGTGACGAATTGTACGCACAAAACATTAATCCGATTGCTAGCTTCCCATCAGAGGGGATCGTAATTTTCGGACAGAAGACTTTACAGATGCAAAGATCTTCACTAGATAGAATTAATGTCCGTCGATTGATGATCTTCCTCAAGAAAGAGGTTTCCAGATTGGCGACAAGAGTACTCTTTGACCAAAACGTTGAAGCAACTTGGAACCGATTTAAGGCACTGGTTGATCCTTTCCTTGCAAGTGTAAGAGCACGATTTGGTATCACGGAATACAGATTGGTTCTTGACGAGAGCACAACAACTCCTGACTTGATTGATCAGAATGTGCTTTACGCAAAGATTCTCTTGAAACCAGCAAGAGCAATCGAATTTATCGCCATCGACTTTGTGATTGCAAATACAGGCGCTTCGTTTGACGATTAATACAATTGACGACTATATACTATTGAAGGAGAATTAGTTAAATGGCATTTTGGACAGAAGTCACTGCAGACACCAAAGACCCAAAAAGACAGTTTAGATTTACTTTACAAATCACCGGTTTTGGTACCGGACTTATTTGGTTTGCTAAGAAAGTCAATAAACCATCTTTTACAATATCAGAAACACCACACAAATATTTAAATCACACTTTTTACTATCCCGGTAAGCTTGAGTGGAATACAATTACGGCTACTTTGGTGGATCCAGTGGATCCAGATGTTGCAGCAACTGTTTCAGACCTTGTGCGGATGGCTGGTTACAGCCCTCCTGGCACACCAGACGAAACAAGCACCATGTCCAAGGGCAAATCAGTCGGCAGCTTGCAGGATGTTATCATTACGCAAATTGATGGCGATGGAGCGTTTGTTGAAAAGTGGACACTAAAGAACGCATGGGTTAAAGACATCAAATATGGTGATCTTGATTATGATGGTGATGACATGACCCTGGTTGACATCGAATTGCGCTACGATTGGGCAGTTTGTGAAACATCGATCGGCAGTTCAGTAAGCGCGAACACTAAATTCTTCAGCCTTGACGGCGCATAATAATACTTAAAATAAAATGAGAGGTGAAATTTGGCTAGAAACGACTCTAGACGCCTAGGCGCTAGGAGCGGTGGAGATAAATCTTCCACGCCACCTGTTATGAACGTAGATAAGGGAGCGGATAATGATTCTTCACCGCTTTCTTTTGTCGTTCCTACAGAATTTGTAGACTTGCCATCGAAAGGCAAGTTTTATCCACAAAATCATCCTTTGCATATGGTTGATACAGCCGAGATCCGGCATATGACTGCAAAGGATGAGGATATTTTAACTTCAAGAACACTGTTAAAAAAAGGTATCGCTTTAGATCGTTTTTTGAGCAATATTCTTGTTGATAAGAGAATCGATATAACAAAATTGTTGGTGTGCGACAAGAACGCGATGATTGTTGCAGCAAGAATTTCCGGATATGGTGCAGACTACAACACAAGAGTGGTGTGCCCTGCCTGTCTTGCGCAAGTGGAGCATGATTTTGACTTAAACAACGCAGCAATTGTTACCACGGACGATATTGATTACGAGGCACACAATGTTACATGCACAGAAAACGGGACTTTTTTGCTTCATTTGGAAAAAATGAATGTTGAGCTTGAAGTGCGACTTATGTATGGCGCCGATGAAAAGGAGCTAGCTAGATTAACAGAGCAAAACAAGAAAAATAAACGTGCGAATTCTCTGTTAACAGATCAGCTTAAAAGATTTATTGTTTCGGTTAATGGTGATTCTGAAAGAAGAACAATCAATTATGTTGTCGACAATATGCCAGCCATCGACGCCAGATATTTGAGAAAAATCTATCAGGCTATTACTCCAACTGTTGATTTATCACAGGATTTTGAATGTAGCGAATGCGGCCATGAGCAGCAAATGGAGGTTCCGTTTACAGCGGACTTTTTTTGGCCTGACCGGTGAGTACATGGAGCAAGTGTATGAGCAGTTTTTCTATCTGCAATATACCGGTGGCTGGAGCTTTATTGAGGCATACAATTTGCCCGTTGGATTGCGAACATGGTTTGTTAAGAGACTGGCAAAGCAGATAGAGACCGAAAATAAGGCTGTTGAAGATGCGTCTTCTGGAAATAAAAATAGCAAGACATATACTGTCGACCAATTATCGCAATTTCCCGGCCTTGGCGATGGCCTAAGCCGAAAGTCGTAGCTGACTTTCGGTTATTTTTATTTATGAAAACTAATTATTTTTGTCGAGGGCTTTTTTATGCAAAAACAAGATATCAATGAGGACAAAATCACCGAGTATGTGATTGATTTTGCCGAATTAAGAGAGAACAAATTAGACGAGAGTTTTTTAGCTGCTTTTGGGAACATCACCAAAATGATTTTGGGAAGAATGTTCGGAACCTCCGACTTGTATTTGCCAGTATCCGTGCGTGGTACCAGTAGTGAAGTTAAAGCTTTTGCGGGGGCTCTGGGTAGCGAAAAGAGGTATCTAGATGCTTATAAAAAGCACGGCCTAAACGATCCTAGAACACACAGAAGCAAAAGTATGCTAAAGAGAGCAGTCGACAAATTCACCAGAGCCACTGGTTTAAAGTGGCCGTTTAAGTAGGGGGCTGGTAAGTGGCTATTTTTTTCGATCCTGACGACCCAGCCGCCACCGGAGCTGCCGCGGACAATGCCGAGAGGCTGCGACGAGCGCTCGAAGCCGCGGGCCCATCGCTAAAGGACATTGCTGAGAAAACAGCGAAGCTCATGGAGAACTATGATAAGCTTAGCGATGCTCAAAAAGCCAACGCCGATGTTGTTAATAGGCTTTTTGAACAAAAGAAAGAGTTGATCCGTGCGCTTGAAAGGGAAATTGCAAAAGGAGGCGAAGTAACAGAGGCTCATGCGAAGCTGGCAAAACAACTAGGAATCAATATCGACGCCGGCGAGAACTACTTGGAGGTCTTGGGCCAATTAAAGGATGCGACCGAAGATCTTACCGACGCCCAGGCCGCAGCAAACGAACAATTTGAAGATGGGCTCGACAAAATGATGGGCCTCTTGGGATTTGGAAAGAGGCAGATCGAGCAGCAGAAGAAAATTGCCAAAGTTATGAAAGTGACTGCAATGCGCATTAAGCAAATGGGTCTCGCCGCGTTTCTAGCATCTAAGGGAAAGCAGATTTTAGCAGGTATTACGGGAAAGCTACAAGAAGGTTTTATGGTTTTGTTTGTTAGTATGTTTAAGGTTGCTTTGGCCCTGGACAAAGTTACTTCTGAATTTAAAAAGCAAACTGGCATAATGGATGGCGAATACACAGACGCAATTGTCGACACGTATACCGAACTTCGACAATATGGTGTCACTGCGGAAAATGCCGGCAAATCTCAAGGCGCCTTGGTGCAGGGATTTACAAACTACACCATGCTTTCAAAAAACGAGCGATCCACAATATTGAGAACAACTGCAGTTTTAGAGGCGCAAGGCATTGCCGCAGAAACAACAGCAGCATCTTTTCAAGTTGCAACAAAGATTCTAGGAGAAACTGGGGACCAAGCAGACGAGACAGTTAGGCAAATTAGCGCTGTTGCAAGAGAGTTGGGAATTGCCCCGGCACAGCTTCAAAAAGATTTTGCAGCAGCTTCTGGACAAATTGCAAAATTAGGCGCCGCAGGCGAAAAAGCCTTTTTTGATATGGCTGAAATTGCAAAAGAAACAGGATTAGAAGTTCAGAGACTTTACGATATTGTTTCGCAGTTTGATACTTTTGAGGGTGCTGCCCAAGCTGCTGGTAGATTGAATGCAATGTTGGGTGGGCCGTTCTTGGGTACCATGGAAATGATCGCAGAGACAGATCCGGCGAAAAGATTTGATATGATCCGCGGCGCCCTTGACGATGCTGGAAAATCTTTTGATTCTATGGGCTACTACGAAAAGCAAGCGATTGCAAATGCTATGGGCCTTAAGGACGTTAGCGAGTTGGCGCTTGTTATGAGCGATAGAACCGATCTTTTGGCGGGCGCCAGCGAAAAGTCTGCAGAGGAAATTGAAAAAGAAGCAGAACGTGCCGCACAAATGCAAGACGTTATGACACAGCTAAAAGATATTTTCTTATCTCTGGCTCCAGTAATTTTTGCAATACTAGAGCCTCTCAAGGGCTTGGCTGAACTATTAAGGGAAAATCCAAAACTTGCAAAAGCTGTAGGATATGCGCTTATGGCGTTTTTGGGTTACAAAATGTTCGCCGGCCCGATCAAGGGGATTGGCGGATTGGTCAAGGGGCTCGTAGGCGCCAAAAAAGCCTCCGAGGGCATGGGCGGCGCCCTGAAAGGTGGCATGGGCGGCCTTAAAAGCATGAAATTCCTTTTGTATATTGCCGCTTTTACAGGATTGCTGCTGGCCATTGGGGCTATTATGGATCCGGCCCAAGGCGGCGGCGCCGGCGCGCTGCTTGACGTAGCCCTGGGCGTTTCGGTATTGTTGGGCTCCATGCTGGCCTTCTCCGCATTTTTGCAAAATCCCGTATTACTAGCAGCTTTTAAAGCGCTAACTGTCGCCATCATCGGGATGTCATTAGGTTTTGCGGCATTGGCCGGGGCCATATCGTTATTGCCAGAGGGCGTATTAAATAAAATATTCGGAGTCGAAGAACCCCCACAAATGCCAGAGATGGAAGGGGATTTTGATGTAGCCAGTTTGACTCAACTTGAAGCGCTCAATTGGGATAGCATATCTGAGGGTCTAGAATTGTTGATAGATCCCATGAATAATTTAGCAGACGCATCGCAAAAGCTAAACACCAAGGGACTAGAGGCATTGGCAGATCTTCCTAGAAGCATGCAGCTTCTCGACGGCGAGAAGACAAATCAGATGATTGCGATTCTTCAAGCCGGCGCCGAACTTAACCAACCAGCTCCAGATACGCTTCTTTCAACATTAAATGAACTGATTGCTGCTGTAACAGATTCCGGCGCTGGAATTCAAGGCGCAATTGCGAGTCAAAAAGATAAAAAACTTCCTGAACTTGTAGTTAGAACAGACGCCAGAGAATTCTCGAATATGATCAAAGATACTGTTTGGGACACGATGATGGGGTGATGGAGAACTTTAAATGAGTGACGATCTACTTTTTAATCAAGATTTATATACTTACAACGACGAAATTTTAGGAGATGTCGTCGTCGGAGATCGCCAAGGTGCAGAAGCAATGGGTGCCCTGCACACTAATGCCGCGGCCTACGCAGATCCAAGTGATGCATATGCAAACGCTCGACAAATAGTCATTAGTTTTTATTCTATGATTGGTGGGGATAATATTGGTAGTTTGAATTTTAAAGCATTTGTTACTAGTATCGCTGATAACTTTACCTGCGACTGGAACGAGCAGCAGGTATTTGGTAGAAACGATCCAATATATAATTTTAAACATACGAAGAGAAACATCTCTTTGGCATTTCAAGTTGTGGCCGCGTCAAGATATGAGGCAGTTGCCAACATGGAAAGACTACAAACTTTGATTAAAATGTTGTATCCTGCTTATAAAGACCCCTATGATGTTGTATCAAGTTTGACGAAATCTCCATTAATAAAATTAAAATTTGCTAATTTAATTGCTGACCATTCAGATCCCGGCGGTGGTGCGTTTAGCACCGTAAGAGGCGGATCCGCCAACGCTAGAGAGGGCGGTTTGGTTGGTGTGATTAAATCTTTAAATATTACCCCCAATTTTGAATCCGGCGTATATGATGGCCCGGGCCCAGCCACCATCTATCCAAAATTAATTGAAGTCTCTTTGGAATTTGGAGTTATCCATCAAGCTACGTTGGGATTTGATTCTGATTCAAACAGATGGCTAAGCTCTGAACAGGGCCATAGCGACTTTCCATATGGCGTTGATGTTAATAATTATCAAGAATCTATCGACGGCACTACCAGGGACTTATTTGATCGCATTATGCTTGAAGAGGCTAGCGAGGTTGCGGATGCCGAGGTTGCCGCGGCCTTAGAAGCTGTGGAAGAAGCCGCGGCAGCATTAGCTGAAATCGGTGTTGCAGCTTCGTCTGACGAAAGCACCGAAGCCGATGTCGCAGAGGAGGCGGCAGTCTCTGCGGAAGCTGCCGCAGCGTTGATGGATTTAGCTAGCGCTGGCATTGGAGTCCTTTAGGATTTATTATGGCAAAAAGAAACAGAAATAGAACAAAAATCGTTAATTCAGATCCACAATATCAAGAAGCCTTAGACTCTAGAAGGGTTAGGAGCTTTCGTCAATATTCTACACCTATTTTTTCAAAGATCACTCCAAAGCAAAGAGCCTCTTTGACTAGGCAGCCGCATATATGGAGAATAGGCGACAAATTTTATAAACTAGCAGACAAACATTATGGTGATTCAAGTTTGTGGTGGGTTATAGCGTGGTACAACACCACGCCCACAGAGGCTCACGTGAAGCCGGGAGACACTGTTCGAATACCATTTCCCCTAGAAACAGTCTTAAGAATGCTAAAGGTTTTTTAAATGAGTACAGATCCGAATTTTAAATCATGGTTCGAATCCACTGTTTTTGCTGACGATTCAAAAGAAGAAAGTATCAACATGGATACCGGAGATTCCGGCGGTACCCACCCATTGCATAACTCATGGGCATTCGTAGTCGATGGCGCCTACTATGGTGTCGGTTCAAGTGCTGTAATTACAAATCCCTTTGGGGTGATACCAATTTTCAATTGTCTCGCTTTTACACCATTGTCGTTCGGCGCCATGGAGCAAACAAGCAACATTATAGGCACTTATGCAGTCGAAAATATTTCCGCCACAAGCGGCCCCCGGATCGCTTTTATAAGAAATAAACTAACCGGATTCACTGACGCTAACAATGAAGCCGGCAGCTCCAGTACGCGCTTCGCCGGCACTGCCAGAGTCGAATCTACACACGCCGCGGCAAGAGGATTTTTTGATGTTGGCGCCATCGTGCATAAAGGCCTGAGACTGGCAATACCATTTTATCCATGGGCAGCTGATGAGGCTTTAGATACGGGCGAAGATGCATATATGACGAACAACTATGAAGTCTGGGACAAACTCCCCAACGAATGTACTGACAGCATCCCCGACACGGCCGGATCTTTCATCTACAACCTGCGCACCGACCCGTTGGTCCTGTTTAGACCGCAACCGCAGCCCGGCGAAGTAGACACGTCCGGCGACACCGCCGGTATCGACCCGACGGAGCGGACCGCACAAATCCTAGGCTATGAGAACTCGGACGACATGATGGACGCGCTGGGCGAGGGCGAGATTACCCAAGAAGCATGGCAAGCCGCGCAGACCCAGGCCGCCGAAGAAGTCGCCGCGGCGGGGTACGAGACGACCGGGGAAGACCCCATGTGGGATCTCGGCCGCAACACCGGCGGAAATCCTATGGCGCTGCTAGCTGGTATTCATGATAGTAATTTCGACACTGTACAAGATTTTCATTCTGATATTGAGCAAAGGTTTTTAGCAATTTCAATGCAGGTAGGAACCATTGGCGCCGATGTTGCAAAGGAGTTGATGGAAGGATATAGAGACCAGCTTAAGAGTTGGCAACTAGCATGTACCAAATTTAGCGGCTTTTTTTATATGGGCGGCCGTGCTTATGCTGGCATCGGCGGCGGGATGGAGCATCCACCTAGGCTTGAGTGGGGCTTACAGGGCGCAACCGCGGGAGACGCCCCCGCGGAGAACGGCGGCATGCCTGGGGAAAACAAAGATATTTTTGGTTATAGGCAATTGAGTTATTCTAGAGAATACAGTACGCGTACCGGCGACCATTACCGACCTCGCGTAAGATCGGTAAAAGGCTACAATATCCAAAGAAACGCCACCCTGCAGATTGCGAAACATATTGCCGCCGGCGGAACCACCAGTCTCGGTGGATTTTCCATGTACGAAGGACACGGAGATCTAGGCACGTATATCGGGAAGTGTCCATATGGATCGACTATGCTCATCCCCAATGCATTCATCGCCGACTTCGACAATCTTTGGGATTATCTGGAAGACACTGTTGTGCCTATCGAATCAGCCGAGGGCCTCACGCAGTCGGCACTCAACACGCTCAAGACACGATGCGGCTCGCTCGGCCTGCGCACGGTCGAAACTGAAGGCGAGGACAACGTCACCTACGAGGAAGACTCGTTTGTTTACGGAGTTCGTAATGCAGAAAGCTTTGATCTTTTTTGCAATATGAATCTTTGGGGAAACTATCAAGAAGACGCGCCTGATGTATATATACCGGAAACATATCGAAGAAGCTTATTCCCAGAGTGGTCCATGAACGGCTCCACTGTTTGGAATAGCTATGCGGGGGAAAGACAAGCCGTTAACGGTTTGTCTTACAGCGAAGCCCAGTCCCGGAACTTTGAAGGCGACGATGACGAAGTCGTCATCGTCACCGAGGAAGGCGAGTATATAGATCGGACCCAAGCCTATCCGCCCTCTGCGCGGGAGCATGGAGCGTATCTTGCCTCAAATCGACGGGCCATCAGATTTATTAGTGTGTTGTCATTGCAATATGAATATGTTGATATGGTTCTTCACAACGCTGAACGTTTTATTGAAGATCCCGAAGCATACAATGCCGATGCAGCCGCATTCAATGAAAGAAGAGAGGCGGATGATGCATTTATCGAAAATGAATTAGCCGCGTATCAGGCACTTATTCAGCCCTCGCTTGATTATGCAGAAGAGATAAGAGAGTATGTCGCCACCGCCGGCCTGGAGGCCTACACGGATGCGATTGTCGAATGCGCAGAACGTCAATTTGAAGAGGGCCGATATGGCACAATTCAAGAAGCTTTGGAGGCATGCCACGCTGTTTGGAGTGGTGTGAACCTCGAAGTGCAAGACGAAGAGCAGATGAACAGAGACCGTCTTCGTGATCAGTGTGCTCTGATGGCGCTGATGGATGATATCTCAAATTTATCGCACTCGCGAGACATAGATATTAGAACCAATGGTTTGACAAATACCGTTTGTTTGGAAAACTATTCAACTGCTGTAAATCAGCAAAACTATGTCGTTAATTCATTGTTGAATAATCCTAGATTTACTGGATTTTACACATTGACGCCGGCGAAAATTTCAGCGCTGACACCTTATCTTAGATTTTATATGGTGTACGATAGGATTAGATCAAGCAACGATGGAGAGGAAACTTTCACAGATTTGGCAACCCCAATTTCTGTTGAAGTGCCATTCGGCAATAGTTTGTCTAAAGATTTATCGTTGGGCGGTATCGATCAAGTCAATGACATGTTTAAGACTTCACACGAAAGAGGCTATGGCGCTGGAATAAACTCATTTGAGTGGAAATATTTCGGAAAGAATGAGTTTACAGCTGACAAAGACATAACCGCAAAATTAAGTCTGCATTTTCCAAGTTTATCTGAATTTTTAAAGAACAGAAATCTACCGGTCGACGCCGATCTTGCCGAAGCCGCTTCGCTCGACAACAATTTCATTTCTTTCAGATATTCGGACATGGCAGCATATGCTGGCGCTGTAGCTCATATGAGCGAGCTTTCTTATACCCTTAAGGTCACAGTGGGATGGGTTTATGATACCAGTCAGGCGACTTTTCTAAGAGAGAAATTCGGATTTGAGACCTGGGAGCTTACAGCAATTGAAAATTGTTTTGCAAATTTGATTTTAAGCAAAGTAGATCATACGATTAACATTAAAGAAGATGGATCTGTTACTGTAAATATTGAATATATTGCAAATGCTGGCGGCATTTTACGATCAGCTGCCGCAAATGTAATGACCGATGTTGGTATGATGGTTTTTGATGATGCAATTGAAGCTGTTAAGGAGGATGTTAGAAAAGCGTGCGAGGGAACAGATGGCGGCGGCCGAAAAATGTTATCAGATATCAGCAACGCCTCCACAAGAGTTAGGGACAGACTCGAAGTCCGCGCACATTCTGCGATGATTCGAAGGCTTGAAGGCACCCGCGGCCACGCCAATAATGTGGCCTGGACTACTGGCGATGATCTTTTAGATCAAAAGCTGACAGAAAAAGTGCAAGAGCTTCTGCACAATACAAGGGCAGACGTTGGTCAACTGAGCAACACAACCGGCATGGTAACCCGAGAAATGTCCGGCGATGAATGGAATCTTGAACCAACGGTTTTGCCAGAAAGAATATTTTTGATTAAATTGATGCAAAATGAAATTAATTGGCTTCAAAATTATGGGCCCCAATGGAAGCAGCAAATGAGCTTTGTTGATGGTGCAAGGGTTTTTAGAAACCTTGGACCACTGCAGGGCCACCGCATTGCAGATGCACAGTCCGGGATATCTGCTAACCCGGCAGAGAATACCCAATTGGGTAGGGGATTTGAATTGGCAGAGATTGCGGTTACGCAACGATCAGAAGCCGCCGCGGCCAGTGCTGATTTCTTTTCTTTTTCTTTTCTTCAGCCCGACCCCACAGATAGCGAGACTGGAGAGTCTATCGCTAATCCAAATGCGGATCTGGTCGTGACCAATCCGAGTTTAACTCTTCAGCATTCGATCGATGATTATTCTGAAAACCTTGGCCGCGGCGATATCTCCAACTCCGCGGAAGTGGGCAATACTCCGGATGACATCCACACTCAAGCCTCAGAGATGGTGGCTGAGTCCAACCAAATTAGAGAGGGAGCAGAAAAATTCATTTATTATTTCTTTTATCAAGATTTGATAGAAGTTCTTTTTTCGATAATTAAAGAAAATGCAGCCTATCTTGACAGGAGAGACAATACTGACAAGTACAGCAAAGAGGTCGAAAGAACTAAGGTTATTTTGGGCAATATTGAAATTTATGTTCCTGAGAATACGGTATCGCGATTTAATGGAACGGGTAGAATAATCGACAACCAGCAGGTTTATGTGATGAATCTTGGAGATATGCCAGTATCTGTTGCTTATTTTAGGCAATGGCTAATACACAATGTGGTCTCTAGAAACAAAAAAACATATTATATTTTAGACTTTATCAAGGACACTCTGAGAGACTTGGTTGTTGGTCCGCTAAATGATACGTCCTGCTGGAACCGTTCTCGCGGTATGATGGAGGACAACGGCATAATACAGGTTCATGGAACTGTTGCCAATGCTATTGGTACAACAAATCCAAGCACTGAAGAATTGGTTGATCCTCTTGTCAAACTACAACATGATTATCGTACCTTCGTTGAATCAAATCCCGCTTCACCATTTTCCGGTGCAGGAAGCTCAGATATTACATACAGGTCATATTCGGATGCATTTGATACAGCGCCAATGCAGACTCTTATTCGGCCATCGATCAATGCAGATTTCCCCCCACTCGCAGAGCGCCCCATATTGCGCACGGATAATAGTAGGGAAATTTCCAATGTTACTGAGTCGTTTGAATTTGTCATTCTATACGCATCGCAGATGAATACAAACCGTACCGGTGACATCCGTGCCGACGCTGCAGATGGTGTTTATCACTATTCGATTGGAAATAATAAAGGAATTGTAAAAAATATTAAATTTACCAAAGCTGAAGCTGCCGGCGTTCGCGAGGCTCGCCTAGAGCAAGTCGGTGCAATGAGAAATTCACGTGCTCAGCTAATGGATAAGTATGATGTAGAGTTGGAAACTTTCGGAACGATCGCAGTGTTGCCAGGAACTCAGATTTATATTGATCCTTTTGGCCTTTCTCCGCTTCTGGGGGATCCATCCGAAACCCCGGAAAGAGTGCTCAGACGAACTCAAGGTCAATCACTCTCATCTCGACGCGCTGTTGATCTGGGAGAGGCTAGCACTGAAACTTTTAATGATGCTTCATTGGCCGGGGTTATGGGCATTGGAGGATACTATATAATAGTTGAGGCTACTTCGTTCATTGAAGCAGGAAAGTATATGACAAAAATTAAAGCAATGTTTGACCACTTCGGCGGATCCGCAGGCTTGACACAAGAGGTTGAGCCTTCGACCGACACTGAACTGGCTCACCAAGTTGATTGTGATGCATCGATGTTGAACGCTCCAGTTCCTCAAGTTGCCGACGAAGAGGGTTAATGATAAGTATGGGGAATTTATAAATGGCAAAAACCTATAGCGAAACGATAAAATTTAGAGGCGATGTTCCATTTAATGCCGGCACTGCATTCAAAAATGCTGTCGATTATAGAAATTTTGCCTATCAAGGCGTAGATAAAGGTGTGAATATGAAAGTTTTTAGAAACTTTCAGTCGGCCAAAAGCATATTATACGGCAGAATAAATCAATATGATATTCCAATTTTTATCAAAGACGACAGGAAGCAAGAGGGCAAAGGGTTTAAATCATTAAAGGACCAACAAGATGCGATAACCAGTTTGTCGTGCATTGATTTTGTGGCTGATGCATTTGCCGGCATGCAAAAGGATTTTAAAAAAGCAAAACTAAACAATCGTATTGTCGAGGGTGAAAAGTTCGATTCGCTAAAACCCGCCCAGTCTTTTAGTGATCCCAAAGTAAACCATAATTTTTTGATAAGAAAGAAGTATGAATCATTTCTGCGTCAACTGAGTAGAGAGAGAAAAGATGATCGCATCTTTAATGTTAGGACTTTTTTAGATCATTATTTTCAGTATTTGGAGGATACAGTTCATGAGCTTCCCGTCACAGTGACCGGGTTTTTAAAAAGCAAATATTGCCCACCTAGGGTGTCGGGGCTGGTAATCGACCTATATGTACACTCACATATGGCAGATGATGTCAAGGTAGAAGAGTACATTAATAGTTCTAATTTTTGTTTCTTCGCGACGGCGGCCTTAAGACACGGTTTCAGCATTGATTACAATGCTCCATGGAGAATCGTAGCTGATTTGGAATCTCCTGCAATGAAAGAGTATATGTCTAAAAGATTTATTACTACCTATGGCGGTGTTCTTAATTATTATTACGAGCCATCCCAAATTTATGGATTTGAAGAATTTAAAAATTCTGCTTTTAAGCTGTACAATTCATATGTTAGAAAAAGACCATTAATAACCTTGACACACACGTGCCCAGCTGGTAAACTTAAGCAGAAGTTGATAAAAAGAGAGAGAATTACTAGGGCTGCATTCGACAGCCTTTATGACGATAGCTATTGGATCGAGAAGTACGTTAAGGTTAGAAATATTGAAGAAAACAATTACCTATCCAAACCAATTGAGAAAATGGTGATTTCAGATGCAAAAAGCTTACTTATGAGTAAATTGAAATCAACGGATTTTATTATTAGCATGATTGAGAAAAAACTGATTAATTTTGAAGACAAGACGGGCTCTGCATCATTCAAGCTTGAGCGCATGCGCAACCGTCAAGCCTTACCCGCGGCCCCCGATTCGGCCCGGGCCGCATTTGCCGCGGCAGAGCCTGTAGATGGATCATCTGGCGGCGGTTATTAGGTGATTTATGATTTTTCAAACATTAGATGACAAGCAAGATTGTATAGGAATTTATCATGATGGGTCTATACTGCATGATTCTCTGCCCGATGATTTATCTGGCACTTGGCGGTACACACAGTATCTAAACGATAGAAATATAGAATATGCCAACCTCTACTGTAATGGCAAAAAATCACAAGAGGTGTGCCCAGATCACTTGAAAGATGATTTTGATAAAATGACCAAGAAGTTCAAGGCATATTTACGTTCGTTTCAGCTTGGTAGGATTTCACTAAATGACCACTGTTTTTATGATTTGGTGCCTGAGAGCTTCCTGCTTGAGTACTTTGAGTTAAAAAATCAAATTACACAGCATGTTTTAAGCACGTATGAGAAGCCCGCAAATTACGACTTCTTGCTAGATCTAACAAAGGTTGTTACAGACATCGGACATAGAAAATTAAACGTTGATTTAAACTTTGGTCGGCATACGATCGTTTCCAAAAAAGGAAAAGAGGCGTTTTCTAAATATAAGAAATATCAACCTTACTGCAAGTATGATATCTTTGGTACAAAGACTGGACGCTTGATTAATGTTCCCGGCTCCTTTCCGATACTAACAATGGATAAAGATTTTCGCAAAATTGTTCAACCAACAAACGATTGGTTTGTGGAACTTGATTATAATGGCGCAGAGCTTCGTACTTTTTTGGCTCTGTCTGACAAGGAGCAGCCAAAAGCAGATATTCACGCATGGAATGCGAAATATATTTTTAACAACTGCTCCCGCGACGAAGCAAAAAATCGTATTTTCGCATGGCTTTACAATCCGCAGTCACATCACATGGAAGCTGAGAAGGTCTACAATAGAATTATGGTCAAACAGAGGTATTGGGATGGCGAACGCGTTAAGACGCCTTACGGGCGCGATATAGCCGCCACAGAGCATTATGCGCTGTCCTATATCATTCAGAGCACACTTAGTGATACGGTTCTAAGGCAAATGATCAAAGTGCATAAATTACTTGAAAATAGAAAGTCTCATATTGCATTTAGTGTTCACGATTCAATCGTTTTGGATATGACGGACGATGAGAAGTTTTTAATTCCAACGATTAAAGAAGTTTTCGCCCTAAACGATTTAGACACTTTTGAAGTAAGCGTAAAAGGCGGTAAGAATTTTGGATCTCTCCATAAACTAAGACTTTAAGGCGACTAATTAGTAGTATCATGGAACTTATTTCAACACACTTTTGCAAAGCAGCAAATGTCGGTTATCACGGCAACCTTTTTGGTGGCACCCTGTTGGGATGGCTTGACGAAGCCGGCGCAATCTTCGCATGTCAAGCCTGCGACACACCAAGAATGGTGACAAAGAAAATCTCAGAAGTTGTTTTTAACAAACCGGTTCGCCCGGGCCAAATTATTAAAATATACGGTGAAGTTGTTCGTGTTGGAACTAGGTCGATAACTATACGAATGGAGGCGAGGAGACACAGTGTCTATAACGGCTCGCAGAAGATAGTTCTTACGACTGATATGACATTTGTTCGGATTGACGGCGACGGAGAGGCGATCCCTTTAAGTGAAAAAGTCAAAAGAAAATACGGCAACCCAGAAGTAACAGTCGAGATTGTCGCGACCGATGATGAGACAAAGAACTGTTACGAGGGGGACTAAATGAAAAAACTATTTGAAAATTGGCGAAAGAGTATTGAAGAAGATGTTGATACATCATCTTTCGTAGTGCGCGAGGAATTGCATCAGGATTTTTGGAACCAACCAGACGATAGATTAGATCCAGAAATTAGAGAAAAGCTATTGGAAATTGCGCGACACTTTATGGAAAAATATGAAGTTTCTGATGTGCCAATCAAAGATATCACATTCACTGGCTCGCTAGCTAACTATAACTGGTCAAAATATTCAGATGTAGACTTGCATATAATTATTGATTTTGCAGAAGTAGATGAGAACTTTGACTTGGTAAAAGAATATTTCAATTCTAGAAAATCCCTGTGGAATCTTCAGCATGAAATTATAATTCGCGATTTTGAGGTTGAAATTTATGTTCAGTCTGATAAAGAGTCGCATGCCTCAACCGGTGTTTATTCTATCCTCAACGATGACTGGGTTACGCGTCCCGCTGTGTCAACCGACGCGAGCGATATTGATTTTGACACCGTGAAGAAGAAGGCAGAGTCGCTAATGGATCAGATCGACCGAGCCTTGGAGCTTTATGATAGAGAAAAATATCAAGAAGCCCTCGATCGAGCAGAAATGTTGCGAGAGAAAATTAGAAAATTTAGACAATCCGGTCTTGAATCTGGAGGCGAATATTCTATTGAAAATATCGCATTTAAATCACTGCGCAGAAATGAATATTTACTAAAACTATCACAGCTTAAGCGCGATGCGTATGACAGGCTGATGTCAATCGATGAAGGTGTGCTTGTTAAGTTTCCAGGCGAGGATCCACTCAAGCCTAGAAAAAGTTATGATCCCATATCTTATTTGAATGATCAAGAGCTTTTGGCTCTCGCGGGAAAACAGTTCCCACCAGATCCAGCGCATGCTCCTCCAAAGATTGAGCCAGGATCCGCGGAGGAAGAAGAGTACGAAAAGCTCATGGCTCCACGAACTCCAGAAACCCCAGAAGAACGCCACTATTCGGAGCAGCAGCGAGCCAAGATGATAGTTTGGACGTATGAGCAGGGTGGCCAGGACGAAATTTCTCACAAAGATTATCTTGACGCCATATTGGTATTAAAAAGAGCTAGAAAGTATCCCCATCTTCAGACACACCCCGGCGGAAAAGAGGTGTGAGTTGAATGTCATTGGCTTAGGCGCCGCAGGTTGCAATATTGCTGATCAATTTGCCAAGTATCCTCAATATAATATATATAAAATTGATGTTGGGTTGGACGGCTTGAAGAAAGACGGCATATATGCGATGCCAAAACAGAAGACTGCCGAGGACTATGAGGCCAAATGCCCTTCGCTGAAAAACTTTTTTAAAAACGTTAGCGGCGAGGTCTTGTTTATAGTTTGCGGAGCAGGTAAGATTTCTGGCTCAACATTGCGGATATTAGAAACAATTAAAAATTGTCAGATAAGTGTGATGTATGTTGTGCCGGACACTGAACTACTGAGCGAATTATCTCAAATAAGAAACAAGATTTCATATAATATTTTGCAACAGTATGCGCGGTCTGGACTTTTAAAAAGGGTGTATATTGTTGGCAACCCATCGATTGAATCTATAATTGGAAGCGTGCCCATCGTGGGATACTATGATAAGCTGAATGAAGTGATCGCGTACACGATGCATATGATAAATGTATTTAAAAACACACCGCCAGTTATGAATACATTTTCAGAACCTGTTGATTTTGCTCGCATTTCTACGATTGGTACGATCGGCGATGAGCAAAAAAAAGAAAATTTGTTTTTTCCACTTGACAATATTCGCGAACGAGTGTATTATCATGGAGTACCTGACAATTTGCTCAAGAACGATGGAGGCCTCTTGAAGAGTATCACCGAACAAGCAAAAAGCTCTTCAGAGGATGGCAAGATTAAAACTAGTTTTGGCATCTTTCCTACAGAGTACGAGCAGCGATATTGTTTTACAGAGGTGCACACATCTTTTATACAAAAAAGTTAAAAAAGACCTTTACAAAGAGTAAGAAATAGGTTATATTATATAAAGAAACAGGGGAGATTTGCTCTGTTTACTATAGCCAAACGGCAAAAGGAGAAGACCAATTATGGCAATTGATATGGAAAAAATGCGTAGCAAGCTTTCAAAGTTACGCGGAGAAAATGATTCGAACGGAGGCTCAGTATTGTGGAAACCACAAGAGGGCAATCAGGACATTCGAATCGTTCCGACTGAAGATGGAGACCCGCTCAAGGAAATGTGGTTCCATTACAACCTAGGCGACAATAGAGGCTTTCTGTGTCCCAAGCGTAACTTTGGAGATCGTTGTCCGGTATGTGACTTCGCATCGAACCTATGGCGCGAAGGCGTAGAGAACAACGACAACGAGAGCAAGAAGCTTGCAAAGAGCCTTTTCGTTCGCCAGCGGTTCTTTAGTCCAGTGGTCGTGCGCGGCGATGAAGATCGCGGAGTACGCATTTGGGGCTACGGAAAGACCGCATATGAACTTTTACTGGGCTATATTCTAGACCCAGATTATGGTGACATTACAGATACTGAGAGTGGCACTGATATTACGCTCACATACACCAAGCCCTCCAAGCCCGGTGCGTTCCCTCAGACTACACTTAAGCCCCGTCGCCATACTTCTCCACTGCTAGACGATGCAGAACGGACCAGTGTGCTTCTAGACAACATCCCAGATGTTGGTGACCTGTTTGAGCGTACAACGCCCCAACAGGTAGAGGCAATGCTTGACGGTTTCCTCTCCGATGATGATAGTGCCGAAGAGGAATCTCGCGAGAACTTTCATGTTCCCGGTACCGAGACTAGCAGCGTCGATGCGGCCTTTGAAGAACTCTTAGGCTAACAGTGAGAGAACCCGCAGGGAGGCATGGGGAAACAGATGTCTCACATTTTTAAAACGGAGGGATAATGGCTAGAGCTAGAAAATCAACTGCCGGTAAACTATCAATTGCCGACATGCGTAAACTAATTAATAAAAAAGCAGGGCACAATGTTGCACACGATCTTACAGAAGACAACCCGACTGCTGTTGCGGATTGGATTCCTACTGGATCGCGATGGCTTGACTCGATCATCTGTCGCGGTCGATTGGCTGGTATTCCAGTTGGAAAAATTGTCGAAATCGCAGGATTAGAGGCAACCGGCAAAAGCTTTATGGCCGCGCAAGTGGCCGCCAATGCTCAGAATATGGGCATTGATGTTATCTATTTCGATTCCGAATCCGCCATCGATCCAACTTTCTTGGAACGTGCTGGTTGTGATTTGGAAAAACTTCTTTATGTGCAGGCTGCGTCTGTCGAGTTTGTCCTTGAGACTATTGAAGAACTCTTGGGCTCAAACGATAACCGCATGCTGTTCATATGGGATTCGTTAGCATTGACACCAGCCATTTCTGATGTGGAGGGCGACTTTAACCCTCAGTCATCAATGGCAGTCAAGGCGCGAATTCTTGCAAAGGGAATGTCAAAACTGACAGTTCCAATTGCAAATAGTCAATCAACTTTCCTCGTCTTGAACCAACTCAAAACGAACATCACAAGATCCCCTTCGGAAGTACTAACCACCCCTTATGTAACTCCTGGTGGAAAGGCCATGATTTATGCATATTCCCTCCGTATTTGGCTAACCGGGCGTAAGGCGAAAGCTAGTTTTATTACTGACAAAAACGGATTCAGAATTGGATCAGAAGTTAAGGTAAAACTAGAAAAGTCTCGTTTTGGTACTCAGGGTCGTCAATGTAATTTTAAGATCTTGTGGGGCGATGAGATTGGGATCCAAGATGAGGAAAGTTGGTTTGACGCAATCAAATCTTCTGACAAGTTGACTTCTTCTGGTGCATGGTATACCCTAGACATGGGTGGCGGGAATGTGAAGAAGTTTCAACCCTCAAAGTGGATTGATTGTATGCAGGAAGAGGATTTCAGACAGAGAGTTGTTGAAATTATGGACGAGGAAGTAGTAAAGAAGTTTGACAAGAGAGAAGGAGACGCAGCATCTTTTTATGAAGAAGGAGGTAACGATGCTTAGAGTAATTTCACTTATTTTCGCGCTTGGTTGCGCAACTGCACATAGCCGACCGCCGCCCACCAGAACCACAACCCCGGCACCAACTGTAACAGTTACAATTGGTTGGCATTGGGTGCCGGCAAGGTGGCATCGTGGTGTATATGTCCGCGGTTACTGGCGCCATCCGACACACGGCGTTAATCGCCGACCGTACCGACATGGACCGCCACATACGTACACGTCTCAGCCCCATCCACATTCCGTTTGGGTGCCTGGACACTGGGCTGGTCAGGGTCGTAATCGACATTGGGTGCCCGGCCACTGGCAAAACAGGCCACCGCCTAGGCGATAAAAAAAAGTTCTTGACTTTGCCCCCTCCATCTGTTATAGTTAATATAACTGGAGGGGGTTTCATGTCTAGACAGTACATTACCGGACGAACTAAGCGGTTTATCGATCTTGCCTATCGAGTCGCAAAGACTTCAGATTTTGACGACTATCGCCATGGCGCTGTGCTGGTGCGCGGGAACAATGTTATCAATGTTTCTGCCAATAAAAATAGTTATGCGCGTTTCGGTGGTCGTTTTCGTAAGCGCGATTGTGGTCATGCAACACACCACGCAGAGCTTGGGTGCATACTGGGCTTGGACCGTTCTGTCACACGCGGCAGCACAGTGTACGTTGCCAGGGTTGGAAAGCTTGGTAACATGAAAATTTCAAAGCCGTGTGAAATGTGTGAAGAAGTGCTTCGCCATGTTGGCGTTAGAAAAGTGGTGTATACAATTAATGATAAGGAGGTAGGAGTATATAAGCTATGAGTAGAAAAGCAAAACACAACAAAGCTCGTCGCCGTCGTAAAGTCGGCTCAAAGAAGCGAAACAATCGCCGCAAGGCAAAGAAGAGTTAGATGCCAAAGAATTTCGGCTATGCATGCATGCACATGGGGTTTTCAAGCCGCCCCAAATCACAGCGAATTACAACAAACCGCACTATGATTCGTAGAACCTTTGATGAAAAAGGTATTAAATACGCATCTGAGTTAGCGCTACAAAATGTCAGAGATTTGAACAAGATTCTTGAGTGGAATTTAGAAAATAATATTTATTTCTATCGCTTGTCCTCAGACATATTTCCGTGGGCTAGCGAATACAATATGGAAGACTTGCCAGACTATCAGCAAATTCTTGCTGCATGTATGCGCGCCGGCAACTTTGCCCGGAAGCATGGCATGAGGCTGACTAGTCACCCAGGACCATTCAACAAGCTTGCGTCTCCAAAGGAGCGAGTATTTCAACTTACCAAGACCGACCTCACTGTGCATGCAGACATGTTTGACATGATTGGTCTGCCACGCACGCCGCACGCAAAGCTCAATATTCATGTCGGCGCTGCGTATGGTAATAAGCCTGTTGCCCTCGATACGTTCTGCCGCAATTTCGAGAGATTGCCAGAGTCAGTTCGTTCTCGCCTGACGGTCGAGAATGACGATAAGCCATCCCTGTACAGTACGCAGGAATTGTATGAAGGCGTATATGAGCGCATCGGCATTCCAATTGTTTTTGACTATCACCATCATCGCCTACATCCTGGCGACCTGAGTGAGAAGCAAGCGCTTGAACTCGCCCTTTCAACGTGGCCACGAACAATTATTCCTGTCGTGCACTATGCAGAGTCGAGATCGATCGAGTACGATAACCCAAAGATCAAGCCGCAGGCACACTCTGATTATGTGTATGATGATTTCGATGATTACGGTCACTGCATTGACGTTATGATTGAGGCCAAGCGCAAGGAGCAGGCATTGCTTAGATACCGTGAACATAATAATTATATGCAGGCAGCAAAATGAAGAGAGTATTGATTGTTGATGCTTTGAATATGTATTTTAGAGCATACATTGTTGACCCTAGCTTGTCATCGAACGGCCAGCCGATCGGTGGCGTCATGGGTTTTCTTAAAATCTTGCAAAAGCAAATCCGCGACACTAAACCAGATCGCGTTGTGATCGCGTGGGATGGCCCGGGCGGTTCTCGCAAGCGTAAGCAAATGGACAAGGGGTACAAGGCTGGCCGCAAGCCAATACGACTGAACCGCTCTATCAGAAATCTTTCCGAGAGCGAAGAGGTAGAAAATAAGATTTGGCAACAAACGCGTTTGGTTGAGTATCTCAATCAGATGCCAGTATCTCAACTGCTGCTTCCAGAGGTTGAAGCAGATGATGTTATAGCATATGCCGCGGCACTGCCGTACTTTGATGGCTGGCAAAAAGTCATTGTCTCCAGCGATAAAGATTTCTTTCAGCTTTGCGATGATGAGACTGTCGTTTATCGTCCGATTCAAAAGCAAGTAATGAACAAGAAAAGAATTATTGAAGAATTTAATATTCATCCAAATAATATGGCGTTAGCCCGAGCAATCGCCGGCGATACATCTGACAATCTTCCCGGCATCAGGGGTGTTGGGCTTCCGACCATCAAGAAGCGCCTACCATTTTTGTCCGAAGAGAAGAGCTATACGATCGATGAAGTGATTGACTTTTGCAGCGAGGTGGAGGGCAAGCTGAAGGCATATGATAGCATCGTTGAGAATCAGGACGTTATCGAACACAACTATAAGATGATGCAGCTTTACTCTCCGTCGCTGTCGTACAATGCGAAACAACAGGTACGATTCGCTATCGAAGAGGCAGATCAACTGTTCAATTTAACTGAAATGAAGAAGATGATGATTCAAGATGGCTTTGGCGCATGGAATTGGTCAGATCTTATTCAAATAATGAGGAGAATTACAGTACAAAAAGACTAATTATTGTATCGAGGTATAATAATGAAACTATTTACTGAACACCCAAACTCTGTGGGTGAAACATATATGCAACATTCTGTTGCTGCTACTAAATTATCACTAAGGCTATCGATGGCATCACTGGCTCAGCTAGTGCATGCCATTTTTCCGTTTTTTAGCCCTCCGTGTGGAACCGATGTGTGTTCGATGATAGATTATTTAGAAAGCAAGAAGCCAGAAACAAGGAGGCAGTGCGATGAATAAGTTGTTTGAAAATTGGAGAAGATTTTTGTTGACCGAAGCCCAGGGCAATGCTATTTACAAGGGTTACTTGGGGTGGCAGATTCCAAATGAGCTTGTAGATCTTGCAGGCGTTGACGAGAGTTATATCAAAAATCGTATTGAGCGAGACGGGCAAGACATTTATCACATCACTATTATTAATCCAAAAGAAACAAGACAGATTATAAAAGATATTAAAGCCGAGAAGGGACTTTCCGGCAGCAAAGCCAAGAAAGAGGTGAAAAGCATCCTTCTTCAGAGGGGGGAATCATTGGCCCAAAGTGAGTTTAGCATTGGCGAGACCAAGAGCGTAGAAGGTCCCGGCGACGGCGCCGTTGGCACAGAAGGCGAACCTTCCTCTGCATTTTTCAAAGTTGTCGAGTGGGAAGAGGCTCAGGCTTTACGTGCGGAATACGGATTGCCCCCTAAAGACTTGCATATCACGCTAGGCATTGGAGATAATGGGGATGTTCATGGAGTAGAAAAAATATGAAACTTTTATTTGAAAATTGGCGAAAACATTTAAATGAAAAAACCTTTGCGGACTATGAGGCCGACAAGGGAGAGTGGGTTGATGTCCCTGTTGGCGATATCGAGCACGATCCAGACAACGTTGATCTGACTGATGAATTATATGCTTTAATTGATATTGCATACGCCCCGATCGGAGGTCACTTTGATTTTGATTCACCGAGCGACTTGCCCAGCGATCACAATAATTGGCTAGCGATGGACTGGGATGAAGATCCACAGCCCGATGTTTTGAGAGTTGGAAAGAAAAAGACTGGCGGTACCAAGATGACCGCGGCCGGCCACGATGGCCAGAAGAGAAGCAAGGGCCACTACATTAGAAAGACTATAGACATGCTTGGCATGCGCGGGTTTTATGCAGAGATGTCAAAAAGGATTGCTGATATTATGATTGGTAGTGGGGTTCCATATGTCGACAACGAGGAAACTGTCCGCAAAGTACTGGGCGCCAGTAAGCCAATTCAGTGGCTTGGTGCACACCCCGAAGGAAAGCATCCAGAATATCAGGGCTGGTATCGTAGGGCGGTTGGAGGCCATGAAGGTGAATTAAAAATTATGCTTGGTACACCAACAGTTTCCGCTCCAGTTGAGGAGCAGAATGAGCCGTTTCAAAGAAAAGTTAGAGCAAAACATGACAAAATGAAAAAGAAGTTGGTCGGACCGGCTGGTGGCGCGAGATCAAAGAGTGCGCCCCCTGGT